TTATTCTTCGCTTCCTGTTAACTGCCGGACAAGCGCTTCAAGTTTAGTGATCCGCTCATCCATGACGGCAATGTTAGCGCGTAAGCTGGCGTTTTCCTCTTCCAGTTCGGTGACGCGGTTATCTGTTTCGCGTGCCACCTGGACAAGTAAACCAGTCACCGCAGCGTAGTCAACATTGAGGTAACGCGTTTCCTCGCGTAGCTCGTTGCCGTCAGTGGTCGGGCCTTGTAATGCTTTACCGTAATGAGTAAACGATCCCACAGCCTCCGGCAGCGCCTCCATTACCTCTTGAGCGATAACGCCAGCGTAAGGCAGGCCGTTTTCCTTGAGGGTGTAGGTGTACCCGTTCATTTTACGGATTGCTTCAGTTGCATCACCTATAACCTGAATGTTGTCCTTCAGATCGCGATCTGAAGTCTGATTAACTGCTGTGCAGTTTACTACGCCGTTAACCTGAAAACTAATTACTCCGTCTGGGTTAAGCTGGCAATAAAAGCCATATGTATTATACTCATCGGTTTCAGCGTTCGAGAGTCCATATTCTAAAACGGACTGCCTTGTTTCTGATCCCCATAAGCGTAACCGTGCGTTTGTTTTTGCGTTTTCTATCACATCGATAGTTAAACGTCTTGTGAAATCATAAGAGTTAATTTTTGTCGTCACAAAATGCTGGCCGGCAGTCCATTTTTGACCGGATGTGTTAAGCGTAGCTAGTTGACGCCATTCCTGAACTGTTCCGTTTTCAATTGTTCTACCCCAAAAACCGGAATTTCGACCTCCGAATTGCACAGCGTAATTTGTGCTGTATTGCGCATGGAAGCCGCCAAGCACCATTGCTCCGGCGGGGCCGTTTGTACTTCCCGCCATTGGGATAAATTTTTGGATATTGTCGGTGTGCTGAGTATTCCAGTCCCTTCCTGTTTTTACGAGTACACCTAAATTTGCGTCTAGCGCCTCAGCTAACGTAAGGTTTTTGAATTTAACCGCATTGCTTTCACCAAGATTTAAATTATTTCTCGCGTCAGATGCTGTTAGCGCACCTGTCCCACCCTGGGATAATGACAAAGGAACCCATCCAGATCCGTTATGACAACCCCACAATCCAGATGTTGACACCTGAAGGCGTGGCGCTTCTGGTAAATATTTCGAATAAACGTAAGTGGTGGATTCGCCTTCTTCAACTCTTTCTATTAATACTATTTTTTTCCATGCGGTCCAACCTTGTGTGCTGGTATGTGTCCTTGCATAAAAAATTGATGAATTGTTATATACAAAATATTTCTGGATACAACCATCACTACCATTAGCACCAGTTCTTTGCACTAACAACGAGCCAGCAAGCTGTATAGGGTAGTTTAATTCAGGTTTTGCGTTTACTGATAACGATTGATGATAAAAGCCTGCTGCGTTCCCTTTTAAGTCATCAAGATTCTGGCTATCGCTAAGGGTAGTTTTTGCATCATGCATAACCATTAGGTTTTTTCTTGCTTCTGCTTCATTCCCTGCACCAGTACCGCCAGCAGAAATTGAAAGCGGTATATATTTACTAGCCTCTGAGTCGAAACAACCCCACGAGCCGGAATCGTAGACGGTAAGGAATTTATTTGCGTTTTGAGAGCATACGCGCGTTTCTCCTGTCCTCTGAACAAGCCTGTCTACTTCATTTTTTTTTGCGTGACGCGTCCAGTTAGCGCCTGATGTTGCGACCCATGTATACGTATAAAGTGATCGCGTAGCCCAACCGACAAAGACGCCTGTATATGAAGGCACTGTGTCTCGCTGACAGATAAATCCACTCAAAAATGATTCGCCAGCCGCTACGGAAGGAAAACCCTTAGTCGTTTCCTTTATGCGCAAAAAGCCAACGTAAGAAGACGGATCGCCTGATATATCGGCGCAATCTCGCGGCTCTGGCCCCAAGCCAATATTGCTGCCATCTATTGCGCTGGATATTTCATCTTCCTTTTCCTGATAAAAACGAAGCGTTTCCGCTACATCCTGGGCAAGCCCATCAACTGAGATAGAGTCAGAAAGCAGAATGCTGAATTTTGCCCCGGCAGCAATTGCAGGGTTAGCCGCTGGCGTCACTGACAGTTCAGTGCCGCTCTTGATTTCAGTAACGGTAAAGATCTGAATAGGGTTGCTAATAGCAATAAGCGTGCAACCAACACGGATAAGAGAAAGCGGCGCGGAGAAGTTTGTGCCCGTGCCTTTAACAGTGTTGCCATTGATGGCAATTGTTCCAGTTGTGTAAATCATCGCAATGACTCCATTATGTTAATTAACGGAATAATTCTACCATTTTGTGATTTTTGTTGCATTTTCTGCTTACACAAAATGTATTTTTTGATTTTTATCAATATACGAAATGTGGTTTTGTCGGATATTTAAGTCACCGGATGAACCGGACGAACCAACAAGAATGAGGATTCAAAAATGAAAAACGTGTTCAAAGTGGTTTTGTTCGCTGCGGCTGTAGCTCTTACTGGCTGTGCTGTTGACAAAGAGGCTGCATTGCATAATCTGCCGAATAGCGGAGTAATTCCACAAGATGTCGTCTATGATGGCAGCGGTCATCTTGTCTATGACACTGAAAAACTGCCGTATACTGGGCAATGGTGTCATGAACTCGATCACAACATGCGCCGCATCGGTAGCCCGTCGAATTGTGTAGCTAACTACTAAAAGAAAACCCCGCGCGAAGCGGGGTTGTTTTTATCCTGAGAATGAACCAGAACCGCGCGACACAATGACGGTCGGCGAGTTTATATATGCACCCCTACTATTTTGAGCGGATACCCTGATTTTAACCGTAACGCCCCTGCTAGTTACCGATGATGAGTGCATAACAAGGCGCTCGTCGCCATTCATAGACAGACTTTTCTCTGAACTGCCGATGATTATCGTACAACCACCAAAACCTTTAACGTTTGCCATGACGCAAATATGTCTGCTGTGCGCTGCATTAGATGTGTCATTGTATGTGATTGTTTTTTCCAGTACTCCATCGGCTAACCTGCTGACGTCGGATCCTGTGTACATGTTCGCAACGTCACCTATAAAGGTTTTAGCCTCAAGTGAACCAGAAAATTTACCGCTACTGGCGTGCACTTCACCTCTAACAACAACATTGTTAAATTCAGATGATCCGTCTTTTGTTATCCTCCAACCATTCGAACCAGCGACATAGTTTGATGATTTTATTTCATTAACAATTTTAGCCATAGTAATGGCTGCATCCGCAATTTTAGCTGTCCCTATTGATGCATTTTTAATAAACGCTTCTTTCACATACATTGCACCGTTAGACACATAGAAAGGCGTTGTATATGTGCCGTTTGCTGCAGTCATCAATACGAAGCGGTCAACAAGGAAAATACACTGCGATTGAACGTTAGTACCGTTGCCAGTCAGCCCAAGTGACATACCTGTTGCGTACTTCATGCCGTTGTTGTCGGTTGCCAGCTTGATAGAGTACGTCGCATCAACATTACCCTTGAAGTCGGTTAACGCTTTTGACGTCGTTTCTATTGCTGTTGTGTTCCCGTTAACGGTCACTGTTAGTTGATCGATCTTGCTTGATAGTGCCTCGTCAGCCGTTGCCATAGCCTGTGACCATTCTGTAATGCTTGAGTTTACAGAATCGAAAGACGCTGAGATCTGGCCGAATTTTTCCGCGCTTGATGCCTCATGCGTAGAAAGCGCCGTTGATACCTCAGACACCTTCGAGTTTATCGTGCTGGTAAGCGATGAGTTAAGGCTACTTATCGCGTCAGTGCGTGCCTTCGTTTCGTCTGCAATTGCCTTGTCAATACGGGTCACGTTGCTTGTAACTTTGCCATCAAGGGTTGAAATTGACGCATTCACGCCGCTGATGGCTTGTGCTCTGGCACTGGCCTCGTCAGCAATTGCCTGGTCCAGTCTGCTAACTTCGGATTCAGTGTTGCTTTCAAGCGTGTTGATGCTTGCGTTCACACCGCTGATAGCCTCACTTCTTGCGCTGGTTTCGTCAGCGATTGCCTGGTCTAAGCGCTTAACGCTGGCGGCGGTTTTCTTGTCGAGCGCTGAAATGCTTGCGTTAACGTCGCTTACCGCCTCGCTGCGTGCGCTGGTTTCGTCAGCGATGGCCTTGTCAAGTCGTGAAACGCTGGCGTTTGTGTTACTTTCGAGCGTTGTTAAATCAGCTTTGACCTCTGTTATTGCGTCGCTTCTTGCCTGCGTTTCGTCAGATATTGCCTTATCGAGTCTGCTCACGCTGGCGTCGGTTTTGCTTTCAAGATTGCTTATTGAGGCATTAACGCCGCTGATTGCCTGCGCACGGGCGCTTGATTCGTCAGCGATTGCTTGATCAAGGCGGTTCACGCTGGCGTCAGTTTTCTTGTCAAGATCAGCGATCGATGCGTTCACGTTATTAATTGCTTCTGCGCGGGCGCTTGATTCGTCTGCCACTGCGCGTTCCACGCTGGAGATCTGACCCTTAAGGTTGGAATCCATCGTGTTCATTTCTGCCGTGATGGTTTTCAGCGATTCAGCCGTGGCCCGCTTCTCTTCGGCAATAACGTTGTCGATGCGGTCAATCTGCGCGTTTGTTTCTGATTGCCCTTTCTTGTACTGTGCAGTGAGCGTAACCCGCGTGTTGGTCTGCGCGAGAGAGTTATTAATCAGCGCCAAAGATGCGTTTTGCAGGCTTGCTTTTGCTTGCGCCAGTTCGCTGTCGATTCTTTCGCTGGATACCTCTAGCGAGTCAATCCTTACCTCATGTTGCCCAATACCATCGGTGTTTTCACCAACCTTTTTATAAAGATCTTCCGTCTCTTTTTTCAGCGTGTCAGTGTCAGCTTTTATTTCACCTGTTTCTGTGATTAAGCTGTCAGTGTCAGTCCTCAATTCGTCAGTGATGTTTGTCAGGTTGTCAGTTGCAGTTTTTAGGTTGTCAGTAGCGTTTTTAAGGTCATTTGTGGCGCTTTCGATAAGGTCGGCACGGTCGCCAAGATCTTTAATGTCGCCAATCATGTCCTTGAACTGTTCTGACTCCATGACATCCTTCATCACGTAGTCGCTGATTTCGTCGAAGTTTTCAGTCGGTTTTCCTGATGCCTCAACGAAGTCTGACACACCGAAAGCGTTACGCGTGCGCACATAAACGTAATATTTATGGCCCGTGTTCATGCCGCCGAAAGTCCATTGGTAGCCGCGCCCGGTGAATTGCGCCAAAGTTGTTACTTTTGACGGGTCAGTGATCTGATTTTCACCTGAGTAGTAAAACTCATATGCTGTATCAGTTGTCAGGGTTGTTTTGCTGATCGGATACACTGTTGCCTGGAAAACGCCAGGAACCCAATTAACACCAATCGGGGCGGCTGGCGCACCAATGACCAGATCCACAATACTTTCCGCACCCTTCATGCCAGTGTCATTACGCCCGCGAATACCAAGCGTGTAGCTGCCAGCGTCGAGGCCATAAAAATCATAGCGGTAGTTCGTGGTTTCATCAGTTGCCACTACACGCCCATCGGCGTTATATACGCGAATTTCAAAGGTCAGGCGATGCGTTGTTGTCTGTGTTTCCCACGTTGCGCGACATTGAACAGTTTCAGAACCAACATTTAACACCTTCAGGTTTTCGATGTTCGGCACGCGGAAGTGATTAAGCGTGTCGTTGTTTACCTCGAAGATTGCGCCTTCATCAACTACAGCCTGTTTGTGTGGATCGTGCTGTGCAGCCTCGATGGTGTACACGCTGTTATTTTCGGTTTCTGCTACGCTAGTGATTCGACACAGAACAGGTTTTGCAGATTCAGTAGACACGGCGAATACGGTTCCGTTGCGGATCCATGCTGGCGCTTCCGCAAGGGTAATATTGTTTCCGTTAACCCCAGTGATCTGATGTTTTTTGAACTTGCCGTCGCTGTCCAGTAAGCTGATAGTGTCGCCAGCCGCCACCAGGTCAGAATCAACCTTGTCTACAGTTATCACCTTCCCGTTATTCGCAACGATGCGACCGCCCAAACGAGCGCCAGCGCGGTTATTGTCGAGTATCTCGATAATATCCCCTGGCGTGAAGTGAATTGCGTCACGGGCCATTTTAAACGTGAATTTTGAGGGTTCGCGTTTTGCTGTTTCTATCAGCCATTTGCCAGCGCGGTACGCCTGCCCGCGTGACGTGCAACCGAAAGCCTCCAACGTGGTTTCGTTGTAACCATCGCGGGCGATCAGTTCGTCATCTGCCACGTATTCTTTTGATTGTTCCCAACCGTTTTCCGGGTCAGTCCATGACACGATCACGGCGTTGTAAGATTCTGCGCGGGCGATACTTGAACGAGTAAACGCACCATCAACGACATTAGCATTTGTGATGGTGGCAATTGGATCCTGCGGCGCATCAATCATCACAGTAAGGCGCTGCCCGTCCCATAACGCGATACCACGGAACATACCTGCAATGTTGTCCAGCAAGTCGCGGGCGCTCATTTGCTCCGTGATGTAAGCGTTAAGCGTCATGCGTGGTTCAAGGCCACCGTAACCGTCGTTCACCAACTGGTCGCAGTATTGAGAAAGCGTATACAGTGCGCCATCATCAACGTCGATGTAACCAGCGTGGCGGGCAAGCCCGAAGCGTTCATTTTTCACCAGATACCGGAAAAGCCATGCAGGGTTATTGGTGTATGCCTTTTTAAAGCCACCAAGCCATAAACCTGAGTACGTGCGCGTTTCCGGGTCGTAGTTATCAGGCACGTCAACAATCAGGCCGCGCATGTGATAAGTACGTGTCGGCGTGTCAGTATACTGATCGTGGTCAATTACCGCGCCTGCTACAGCGGTGTGAGGATAAGATAAATTATCGTCGATTATCTCGCTGTAACTGCTCCACCTGGTGTCGTTGTGAAGTAGATCGCCTGTGCTGTCTGGCGTTACGCGACGAACGCGAATATCAAACGGTTTTTCATCCGGCGCTTTGATGATGTGCGCTTCGAGGTACTCACCGCTTTGTTTACCCGGGCCGATGTGAATATCTTTAACCAGTGACCACGTTGTTGAAGATGAAGGCTTAACGTCAACCATCAACGTAACGGATGTATTGTATTGATTGCCCTTATCATCTGACTGAACCAGAGAATCAACGCCAAGATTCAGCCTTACGCGGTTAACGTTTGGATCTGAAACGGTCCTGATTATTGGCGTATCGTGAGTCACTTTTGCGTTGACAATAACGGTTGATTCAATGGCGTTGAAGCCATTGATTGGTGACTGGTCAGCCGTACCATTACGCCACGCCACACTAACGCCGGGGACTGATGTACTGCCGTCGCTACCAGTGATAGGCGTGTCATTAAGCATTACGCTGTTTAATGGCGCTTTCTGGTTTACAGGGCCGTATATTGGGCCTTCGCTGAGAATGTCCAAAACACGATAAAACTGTTTGTGGAACAGGTTATCGTTTAATAGTGTTGGTGTTTTGGCTTTGCCGCCGCCGCTACTCATGGTTTTTCTCCTGTTAACTTACAACGTCAAGGGCGTCTCTGTTGTTATTTGTGTCTATGCCTAACGATCCGACGTTTGAACCTATTTTCATTTCACCCAACAGGATCGGCACTGGTCTACCCTGTCCCACCTTGTTTTCGATGCTGGTGTAGGTGTTGTTAGATATGGTGTTATCTTGTGCGCTTTCTGCTGATGTTTTTATCTTCATGTTGCGAGACATAAAGATCGAGAACGCAACGCTAACAACCGAAACACCGATCAAAATCCAGCCTACAACGCCAATCCCTGCAATACCGCCTTCCACCACTGGCGCAACAATGACGGTAGTCCCGTCCGGGTATTTACTGTTAACCGCTGCGGGCGCGGTCTTTTCGTCATAATCCTTTCCGGCAATTCGCAAGCGCAACGGGGTGCTTAAAAACGCCTTTTTGAACTCATGATTCTGCGCAACCAGCAAGCCAAGCCCCTGCGCTGGCGTATCAACGTTTAAACACACTTTGCCGTAATATCTTCGAAGATTGCCCGTAAATCTAAACTTGAGCATTTGTCAGATCTCCATATTGAATTGGTCTGTCGAACATACGCGGGCCGCATTTGCTCGCGGCGGCTTAACAGTCCGGCATTGTCATGATGCAAAACAGTGTTATCGCCCAGGTAAATCATCGCGTGACATGGGTCAGCGCCTTTAAACGGCTGACGGATAATCACATCACCAGGCTGAATGCTTTTCGCGTCAACCATGAAAAACCCGTTCAATGGCAGGTTTTTTATGTACAGGTTTTCCCCACGCAGCCACCACCCATCGTGGCGCTCAAAGTCCGGTAGATCCACGCCGCACAGGTGATAGGCATCACGGAAAAGCGAATAGCAATCTGTTTTCCCGTGCTCAAATTTACGGCCCAACAGGTGCGCCACCGGGCGGAATTTTCTAACCCTGCCACCGGAACACAAATACCACGGCAGGCCGGAAATAACCTGCTGTTGTCGATCCCGCGCTGACAATACCAATGAATCATTAGTATGTGAGTGGAAAACGGCTGTTATAACACCCAATTCGTCAGCTTTGATATAATCGTCAGGCGAGATTTTAAAGCTGTTGTGCGGCGTTTCAGACACGTTAGCGCACGGGTAAAAATAATCGTTATCTATCACCAGCCCGCACACTTCCTCGCGCGGGTGGGCTGCCGCATAGCGAATCATTTTATCTTCAAGTGCCATAATTAACCGACCTTACTGGACCCAGGGAAGCAGGAAATCGGTAACGGATTCGGGCGCGGGAAACGCAAACGGCAACCGCTCAGGCGGTGGCTGCACTTATCCAGCTTCGGATCACTGGTGGGTTCGTCTTTCTCAGTAGCTACAGGGCCGCCACTGTATCCGCAACCGTCGCCGCGATATTGCCATTGGCAAACGTCAGCGAGGATTGTGCGCCCTGGGATAACCGCCTTGTCAGCATCAATTGGCGTTGATAGTTCATATTGCACCTGGTCGGCTGTTTCTTCGCTCATCGCCTCAACGACGTAAAAAGATACCGCCTCGATAGACGGATCTGCATCAGGGTTGCCATTGGGGAAGTTGACAGCGTCCAGGTATTTTACTTCCACCTGGCGGCGCGTAACCTTCATTCCTCGCAGGTCGTTGAAATCGTTATTCATCCCGGTGATTAGCCCGCCAATGTTGGCTACAACCATTTGGGGGCGTGAGTAAACGCCTTCGTTTTTCATTTCGAAGCCAGTAGCCTCGATTGGGTAGCTGTTGTAAGTCACTCCCTTCCAGATAACCGGGCCGTAATAGCCATTCGCGCCTGAATGGAAGCGGATAACCTCGCCACCCAGTGGCGTGAGGTCTAATTCAAACAAGTCAATTACCGCGCCGACTCCGGCATCCACGGAATCAATAATCATTTCTGTAGGTATGCTGCGCATTTTATCACCTTGTCATTTTGTGATCTCAATCACGCTAAATCATGCCAAAACGGTTGATCGCGTTTTTTACAATATGTATATTGTACTCAAAAGGAAGCATGGTTAACAAAATGGCGCGGAGGTGTGAAATGGATGATAAGGTGTGGAGGTTGGCGGTGTTCCTTGCGGATGGCAGGAAAATGACTGTGGCCCTGTATAAAGATGAAGGCGAGGCACTTACCGACGCGCTCTTACTCGCTGAAGACGAACGCGTTTTGGGGTACAGGATCGAACCTGTCAAATGAGAGGTTAACGAAAAATGCAAAAATACTCGTTAGAAGTGTGGACCGATAAATGTGAATGGGAGCGCATGGGCCTGTTTGATACATATGTCGAAGCTCGTGATGAAGGTCGCGAATTGCTACGCTGTTGGTCTAACGCTCGTGATTTTGATATTACTCCGGTCCAAGTACCTGACAAGGTGGAAGAGATGAACCCGAAAGATATTAACTTTAACGTCAATGTTGAATTTGCAGGCTCTATGGATCAGGCTTGCCCTGGTGAAATCCACGCAAAAGGCTTCCCGGCTGACGATCCTGAGGCAAAACGCGAATACGAAAAAGCGGCGAAAGACTTCTGCATTGATAACCTGGGCGCGTTCGATAAATAAGGCGGCAACATGGGGCGGCGCAATCACGGCGATTATGTGTACACGTTGAAACAGGCCGCCCGCCTCGTCGGTTATCATGAGCACGAATTTATTGATTTGCTGATTGAGCGCGGGATACTGTACCAGGTATGTTTAACGCTGTACCCGAAAGCAAAATACCTACAGGAAAAGTTATTCATCATCATGACGGATGAAAACCAGGTTAATCATTCATTCGTCACTGATAATGGCGTTAATTATCTGCGTGATAACTTATAGGACTGTATATGTTAAAGTACGACGGTCAAAAAATGGTTAGGTTTACGGGTTTTGCTAAAGGTAACAATAGAGAATTAACAGAGTATTACAGTTTAAATATTGGTGACGTTTACCGCGTGGAAGAATGTCTGCATTCAATTAATTCTTTAATAATTATAAATAAAGAAAATCAAGGGGTGCTTGTTACATTTAACGAAGTGGAGTTACCTTAATCAATAAAGCGACGAAGTGATTGGAAATGTTTTGGTAGTGGTTGGCGCGATTGCCATCGTTTATGCCTTTCTGAGCTAATGGAGTGGATCATGAAAATCGAAGTTTTAGCGCTAATCGCAATGGGCTTGATAGTATTTGGCGTGCACGCTGCGGATTGGGACTGGAGCGCAATAGCTGAGAATATGGCGCACGCTCACCCGATTGGATTAGTGCACATGAATTTTTAACACAAACCCCGCTTCGGCGGGGTGTTATAGGTAGGTGAGATATGAAAGAGGGTGTGACTTATCAGCATGTGTATACATTTGAAATTTACCGCATATGTGATGGTTATGTTGAAGAGTATAAAATCTTCCCCCGTGGATACTGGAAGAGAGTTAAGATTTCTGTAAGGTTATTAAAGAAAATGTTTAAAAAAGGATTAATTCAAGAAATTGATTTTTAGTAAACAATAAAAAAAAGGGGGGGGTACCCCCTTATTGTTTTATTTGTCGTGACAACTTTCTATTTCATAGATGATCGTCATTCCTACCGCGATAATAAATACCATTACTAAGCCATCAACCAGCATATTAAACACCCTCAATCAAGAATAAATATTCCTTCCCTTCGTAAGATCTGCACCCCACGTACCCGTCGCCGTAGTCATGCAGATACCAGGTATCCCCTTTATCACTCACCACTGTGAGATTATCGATCTGGTAGTCTTCGAATAGCGTAAATGATTCATCGCCAGCTTTAACGCACATCCCGTACATATTGCCCCCTTTAATTCATCACTTGCTCAAACGTCGCGGTTAGCGTGAATACAGGGCCGTCCTTCGTCATGCTCCATTTTCGGCAGACAAAAAGCCTTTGCACCCCATCCATCGACGGCGACCAGTAAAAAGCCTCGACAGCGCCGCGCGCCCTCAAGAATGCTTCCGCCTGGATCGCTACATTCCCACCATCGCCGCATCCTGCACTACTGCCTTTAAAAACCAGGGTGTAACTATCAAGCAACGTGTTAATCCCTTTCGCCTGGCGCTGTTCATAACCATCACCAAGTTTAACGACCGACACATTTGGTTCCCTGGTCACGCTGTAGCTTCTTTGCGGCGTCCATCTGAAAACTTCTGGCATGATTCCCCCTATAAGTTACATATTGCATACATCTTTACGCGCTTCTACGCGAAAAATGAGAAATTCATCACAAGAATTATAACCAGTTTACAAAATGGCTTCACATAGGGCGTGACAAGATGTATATAGAAAGCAAGAAGAAAAAGCAGTACCGACAAAGGGGGACAATATGGAACGCTATGTGGTTGTGATGCTGAACAACGCATTCGAACAGGTGGAGGTGGCGATAGTCAAAGGCTTTGATGACGCATTCAAATACGGTCAATTCATGATGAACGCGAAGGAAAATGAGTACCGTGATTTCTTCCTGAAAGTGGTCAACTAATGGATTGCGGGGTGGGTTATGAAATTGGTAGCGATTGGTAAAAATCTGAAAGCACAGAAAAACGCACAGGACCGGATCATCAAAAAGGGCAAGGCTTTATTAAATGCTTTCCTGAGAAAAGAGGCCACCCCCAAAAAATTACGCGATGGTTACGGTTATAAATTTGATATTAACCCCGATTGGCGGTTATTCAGCGAAGATTTAAAGGCGTGGTTAATTATCGACCATCTGGAATATAACAGACACTGTGGGGTTAAAGGGGCGCATAAGTAAGGCGGGCATGAAGGGCGATAAATTCACCCGGCGGGGGAACTGGAATGTTTGACAGGTAATTTTGGATAGGGTGTATCGCGCGGAATGGTTGTTTATAAATACGAAAATAGCCCCGGCATTGTACCGGGGTTTGGTTTATTTGCGGCGAGGTTGCAACATTCCTCCGGGTCGCTGCGATTCCCTTGCCATCATTTTCATCGCGACGCGTTCCATCGTCTGTTCAAGTCTGCGACTGTCTTCGTCGCTAAATCCGTTTGTGGTCTGTACGGTGATGTTAACAGGCATATTGATGCCGCCGCCGCTGAAGAGATCACGGCCAGGAATTACCCTACCATTCTCGCCAGGAATCATATACTGACGCCCATTGCTCGTCTGGAATAGCTCTGGGATTCCGTGCTCACCTACGCGATACAGGCTGCCACCATTAACAGAACCACCATTATAACGCCCGCCACCAAAGATTGACGTTGCCAGCGACATGATCGCAGAAAGCGCCGCAGCACCAGCCGCCGCCCAGCTACCACCAGTTGACGCCGCAGTCGCCGCCGCCGCTGGGGCCGCCGCCGCTGCAATCTGGCCTTGTGCCGCTACTGCGCCAGCCGTTGTACTTGCCTGGGTAGCCTTGCTTTGCGTTTCCATCATCAATTGATCTGCTATCCAGTTAGCGGCAATTTCTGACAGTTTGTTGCCAACGGTGTTAAGTATGCTACTTCCCAGGTTGGCGAAAACCTCGCTTAATGATTGAGTGCCGTTTAGCAGTCCGGTAAGGGCATTACCCATGCCACCCTTCAGGCCGCTGACGCACGCACCAATCAGGCCGTTTGTTTCGCTTTGCGCCTGCCATTGTTCCCATTTCAGATCTCTGATCTGTTGTTCATATTCCAATAGCGCCTGTTTCTGTTGCGCCTCTGTAGCGCCCAAGTCTATCAGCATTTGTTTGCGAACGGCCCATTCATTTTGTGCCTGCTTGATTGGGTCAATTTCTCCCTTAAGCTGGTCCATCGGGCTGACTATGTGATCCCATTTGTCGCGTAGCTCATCAACAGGGATTTGCGCCAATTCGTCCTTCAGTTCCTTGCCTATCCCTTTCTGCGCGGCCTTGTACTCAAGTAGGGTTATTTTGCCCTGGGCGAATGCAGCTTCAATGGCCTTGCCGTTCTCTAATGCGTTGCGCATAGCGGCGGCGTCCTTGTTGTACTGGTCGGACACTTTTATGCCTTCATCACCAAGCCGATCAGCTTCAGATTTCTTGTCCTTTTTGCCCTTTTTCCCTTTTTTAGGCTTACCGACTGGCTGATCGAATCCGGTGATCTTGCCATCGTCAGCCTCATCCTGTTTCTGCATTAACTCATCATAGGCGGCGGTCGCGTTTTTAATGTCGTTTGCAAACGTCATGACTTTGCCGACGGTGGGGCCAAATTTTTTCTCGTTGTTGCTGTTTAGCTCTTCCTTGCGTTTATCGACGATCTCCTTCATCCACTTGTAACCATCCATTAGCGCTTTGATTGGCGTTACCATTTTGATGATTTCTTCCGCCACCTCACCAGCCTTAACAGCAACGTCGTCAAACATGTCGATGAACTCGTTACCAGCGGTTTTAAGTGTGTTGAAACAGGTTGCGGCGAATTTTGCGCCTTTACCCAATCCCTCAACGCCACTAGTGATTAAGTCTATTGCTGTTACAACGCCGTCAGATATGCCGAAAAGATCATCAAGCTGTTCGACAAGTCCCATAACCTCAACTTTAAGCTCGTTGAAGGCCATGCCGGATGTGCGCGGCAACTGTGCGAACTTCTCGTTTGTTTCCTGCGTAGCGGCCTGGATCGCGTTAAGCATCCTTTCAGCCGTGATCTTACCGTCCAGCATTTCAGCGCGGAACTGACCCATAGACAACCCCATTTGGCGGGCCATTTCCTGTATGATTGTTGGTGTGTTGTCACGTATTGAGTTAAATTCCTCAGCCTGCAACACGCCAGCATCAATAGCCTGGCGGAACTGAAGCATGGAGTTTGATAGTTGTTCCGCAGACACGCCGCCCAGGTTGCCGAGTTTTTGCAGCGTGCTAACCAGGTTGAGTACCTGGCCTTCTGTAGCGGATGTGTTTTTTAGCGATATAGCAAGACCTTGCCACAGGGCACCAGTATCCTTAAGGCTTTGCCCTGTTTCTTTTGATATATCTTTCAGTCTGTTGAAAACACGCTCCGTGGCCTCCGCTTCACCTGTAAGCAGTTTGATTTTTACGCGAAGCATTTTCGCTTGCTCCGCCATGTCAATAAACTGGCGTACAGCCTCCGCAGCAAGTAGCAAATGGATAACCCTGGATAGCGCTTTGATTGAAGTCTTAAGCGTGTTCACCTGGCGGTCAGCGCGTTTTGCGCCACGCTCGATGCTGTCAAAAGCCTGGTCTGCCTGTCGTTGAGCAACGAGAAGTTGACCAGTTTTTGCATCAACTTCGTAGTAAATTGTACCTAAACTAGTTGCCATGATTTAACCTCATGAAAGTGTGATCTACGTCTCTATTTTATACAAAATGGCTTCACTTCAACGAGTACATTTTGTATAAAGAAGATAAAGGAAAGGGATAGAACGAAGGGACTTAAAAGGCCGGATTAACCGGAGGAAGCAAAAGAGGATAAGAAAATGAAAAACGTAAACTACCGCCCCAACGAACATGAGCGTTATGCCGACTTTATCGAAGAAATGCTGAAAGCACTTAAAAACAAAAACTAAGCGGGGTGAGTTATGAAACGGTTAATTAGAGCGGCAATGATGGCGGTAATGGTTGGTTTGGCATTCAACGCAAATGCAAACGATGTAATAAATATAAACTGCGATGAAGTAGCAAATAACGTTGCCGAATACCATAAAATTTTCAAGAAGGAACCCGCAGCCATCAAGGTTTTTTATAAAGCAATTGACAAGCATTTCGAAGGTAAAGCAGTTTATGCAAGATGGTTTAATTATGGGCTTGTGAAGGAGGCTGCTGTAGGTGTCGTATTCGAAGGTAACAATGAAATAAGAAACAGAATAGCCAACGAGTGCAACGCTGATAAAGCCGCATTTGCTGAAAGAATATTTAACGAAGGCGGCGCGGGTGTAAAAAATCATGCTATCGTTGATTTAGGTAACGGCAGAATTGAAATTGTAAGGATTAGATAATGAGCACTATCAAAAAGCATCATCGACATATAACGCCCGGTTCTACCGGGCTTTTTCTTGCTCGCGTTTTTTCATCAATTCCAGCACCCTTTTAGCGGCCTCCATTTGCTCATCATAATCACGTTTATTTATCTGAACGTTTGGCTTACGTTTCTCGTTTCTTTCGTCTGGTGGCGTTTTAGCGCGTACAGCGGCCCTATATCCGGTCATTGTCATGCCCCACGCTTCAGACTCAGACAATCCCAGGTGAGCAACAGCAGAATAAACATACTCAAGGATGTCGAATGTGGGCTTGTACTCGCCATCCTGGTTTTCGCCCGTGTCTTCTTCTGGACCGTCACCAATTAAACCGTGGAACATGCAGTGTTGCGCCAGTGTGATAACGTCGCTGGTGGGCATTAATCCAGGCTTTAGCCTCAACTTACCCGAAGGAGTAAAGCTACATTCGCCCAATAACGGGCCTATTTCGCATTCTGAGCAACATTTCAGTATATGGATGGACGTTTGCACCAGCTCACCATAACAACGCGCCAGAATTCGATTGCGGAGGTCTGTATCCATTGGCATACGCCGTGGGTATCTGCCACCGTGAACCGTTGCGAAATATTCGACCAGTTCCCTGTCACTGCCGATCTTAGCCATTGCAGCAAAGCATGGATTGAACTCGTAACGTCTTCCATCAACCACAACCGCAAATTGTCCTGTTCGAACATGGATCATAGCTGTCACCCTAAAAAATAAAGGGGCCAAATGGCCCCGATGTTAATATTTACTGTTACAGTGACGGAACGTCACCTACCGTGACCTTGCCAGCGCTTTCGCACTCAATGGACCAGGTGGACACATCGTCGTGCGGATCTTCTTCTTTAAAGGAGGTGCAAAGGAACGGACCTTCGGTTACGTCGAGCGGGGAAACGAGTTTTAGCCAGACGTAAGGCTGCGCACCAGTTGTTTCGCCAGGGTTAATAACGTGGCGTTTAAGTGCTTTCTGGTTGTGGATCTCTTCGGTGCGGGATACGCCGTCGCCGGAGAAAGAAACGGACTTGTAAGTTACCATTGATTCTTTGGTATAGTCTGCTGATTTATCAGCGGTGGCGTCTGCAGTTTCCCATTCTACGGAAAGCGATTTGCCACGCATCATACCTAACGCTTTATAAGCGCTTTCTTCAGGTTTCGCATTAGGGCAAGCGATAGCGTAAAATGCGGCAACGTCGCGGCCTAAGAACGAACCTTTATCACAAGTCTGAGACATGTTTAGTTACCTCTTATCTTGATATGATGGTTTGGAAAGCTACGGTGAAGATGAAGCGCCCTTCCCTTGTCTGCATTGCAGGAATCGCGCCAATTGGTTTCATGTGTGTAATTTTATCAGTTTTGTATTCGGTTATCATACTCTGGCGTATTGCGTCGGCGAGATCTTCCACTTCACTGATATTTGCGTCATTACGCGCTGAAATAACCAGGATGCGGAAATAGTCACGGGTTACAGCTTCTTCACCAGCCGCCCCGCCGTTTTGCTGTATGACAATATATCTGCTGTTATTGGAATTGGATCGCTCATTCCAGAAACGGGCCTGCAAAATATAACCTTCGTCATACCCGTGGGACTTAATCCAATCCCTTATTTCGTCGTATACTTCGCTGCGTTTCATGATTGTTTCGTCCAGTACCCAAGTTTTATCGTGTTCCAGATTTCATTGAAATTATCTGGTTCCTCGAACGCCTTGCGCAAAAATTCAGGTTCCGCGTTTGGATCCCAGTAATAACCCTTCCCGGTGCCGCCGCCGAACTCAACTACTTGTTTCGGTCCAAAATCAGAAAGGTTGTTGGTTTTCCCGAAATGCTCGCGAGGCTGTCCCATTAATGTCCCTGGCATGTCATGCACCCATTCAGCATAGCGGGCGGTATATCCAACCCTGAGGCAAAGGCCATTGCCGTTTTTCTCGACAGTCTGGTACATACTGTTAATCAAAAAACCCGTATCAACTGGCGTCATTCCAGATGCAAGGCCGGATGCAACGTTGCCAACAATCCATAGCACTTCATAAGTCTTTTTGTCTGCTATGTTCCTGATTTCTTCCGTCATTTTCATACGGACGCGCTTGACGCCTTTCAGTGGCATACTAACCTCCCGTGACGATCTTATAGTCCGGCGTGTCGTTAAACATACTCATGTCCCATTCAACGATCCCGGTTATAAAGTTGGCCCCAGCCGCCAGCGGGTCAGAAATAGCAGTGGTGTCGCCAGTTGCAATCATCCATCCTTTTTCCGGGCGCTGCACTGGCTGCATCTTGTGAAGCAGTTCGGTATATACGGTTATCGTGTTGCTAACCTCATTCCCGTTTGCGTCTGTTGCGGTTCCGTCAGTGCGTTCCCATGCACAATCAATCAGGTATGGCGTTCCGTATACATCGGAGTTTGTCCAGTCGTCACGCGTCACGGGGTAAATGGTGGCTAATGCCTTGTAACTGAATCTCGCGATCTTACTCATAGCCATAGCTCCATTTAACGATTTTCGGATGGGTTTTCGCCACTCGCGGGCAAAGAATCACCCATTCGCCAGCATCATTGAGATAGGCCGCCACCTGTCGCCCGGTGTCAGTCTTCACCCACACGCGGGTGAACGGCTTCGGCAATAGCGGTTTAGGTAATGTAAGGTCATTCCACATTGTTACATCCTCCCACTTTTACCTATCCACAGCCCAGCGTGCGCGGTGTTCTGCGGATCCGCAGGAACCAATTCTGCGGTGCAGTGATTCTTGTCGAGGGAGTAAAGTAACGAGTAGGCAGCCTTCCATTTTTGATTGAAATCGACATATCGGTATGACTGGCTTGCGCCGTTCGTACCAGTATGCGAGGAAACGTATTTGTTAGCCTGGGTGAGTCCTAACAGGCCAATCAGATAAAGTTGAATTAATGTTGCAGTGGAGGCCGGATAGTTGGCATCAAGGCATTCGTTAACGCTGTTTGCCTGCTCCACCAGCAAAGATAAGATAACGTCTGGCAGGTCAATACCCTGGCTTTCAAGATATTCCCGCGCCTGTTCTGTAGTGACCATTTTGTTTGCTCCACATACAAAAAAAATCCCCGGCATCGCGCCGGGGAGTTACAGGAAATGCGAAATTATTTGTGACCGTAAACGACACCGGAACGGCCCAGCATGTCGCAGGTGATTTGTAAACCTTCGGCAGACATGATTTTGAAATTGTAGTTATCGGTAGGCATGGTGCGCGGCAGAGGCACTACGCCAGTAGTCATACCAACCAGCGGGGTAATGACGTTGCGGCGGCGTTGATAGGCAATGAACTCGTTGCCTTTCAGTGCATAGGTCTGACGGATCTCTTTAACCGGAATGAACGGTTTAACGATATTCAGAACACTGCCTACGACAGTCCCGTTTGCAATGTGCGGCGCTGCCAGGTTGGCCATAATTTCAGGTGACACCCACATGAGATCATACTGGTCAACGCGGTTGTTGCGGGCCATAACACCGAATGCACCAGTGGTGAAGAATTTGATGAGAGCATCGAATCCGTCAGTGGTGAGATCTTCGGAGGTCATGACTAGTTGCTGGGTATTGCGGTGATTTTTAATACCCTGGCCAGGTTTACCGTTGACGTTGATTTTTGCGTTACCGTTAAGGTAATAATCAACGCGGGCCTTGTTGAATTTTTGCAGTTTCAGGCGCTGGCTATCCAGTGCAAGGTCAATACCAACAGTTTTCAGACCTTCGGAATGACGCCAGCTGACACCGTAACCCGCTGCGAACATCGGGATCGGGTCGCCATCGCTGCCGTATTCAGTGTGATCAAAGCCGTGTGGCGCTTGACCATCAATACTAACGACAACTTCATCGTTAATATCACCGGATACGCTGTACATTTTCTCGGTTTTACCGATTGGCAATACGGTTTGCACAGACATCAAATCGTTTACGATTTCAATGCCAGTCTCTTCGGTGCTCATTTCGATAATCTGGTTATCGACAGCTTTCCAGAACTCCTGATCGAAGCCGCCAACGGCATTACATGCCAGGATGTCAGCGGTCATGTTTGCCATATTTGCGGCAATAAGAGCGCCGTCCTGATCATTGAACATGTTGCGCTGCGCCCAAAGGTGATCCCACTGGGCACGAATGCGGCTGTTGGTAGCAAGGTTGTGTTTATTAAACAACATAGTTTTTCACCTCTTATTATTATGCAACGCGGACACGTACAAAATCAGCCGCTTCAAGGGTTACAGTTTCCTGGCAGAAAGCGAAAACCGGATCGGCAGATTCACCAGTTGCCGCGACCTTAAAGCCATCAGCACCAATGGTGATTCCTGCGTCTTTGGTGTAAGTACCTTCAGGAAGAAGAATTGCGAATTCGCGCCCTTCTTCTGCGTAGTCAGCGACCACGGAATGACCAACCGGGATCGCATCTTCAATGCCTAATCCTTCATGGTATGCCGGATTAACAACATAAATACGGCCTACGGTATCAGCGGCAGCAACGAATTTACCGGCCGTCATTTTAACCGGGGTGCCTGGTTTAAGCTCTGCGGCAGATACTGCGGTTTCGGTAATAGATTTACCGTCAATATTCACACGACGAAAACGGGCCATAATTCACCTCTTATGCGAAATAGTTGTTAATGTCAGGGGTAGCAGGTTTATTTCCACCAGCGGCGGAGTTTGCTGCCATTGGTGCTGCTTTACCCAGGGATTTAAACATTGCTTCTAACGCTTCCCCACTTAATGCGTTAGCAACAATTTCGCCGTGCACTTTTGCTACTGCGGCGCGTTTTTCTGCTACTTCTTTATTTGCGTTTGCTGCGATCTCTTCTTTAATCGCTTTCTGATTGGTCTGTAATTCTTCTACGCTTGCCTGTACTGGTTTAAGTGCTTCAGCTACTGCACTGGCGATATTAGCGGATAAACCTTCGTTAATTTCTTTTACCAGTTCGGCGCGTTCTTCTTTGGTCAAAGGCATGGGATCGTCCTCCGATTTATTGGCCTTAATTTTTTCATTCAGTGAGAAAAGATTGGATAGGTGTTCAGCGAACTGAGCGAACCATGATTTACTTTCTTCATTGGTTGCAAGCTCGCCATTATTGAGAATTATTTTATCAGCCTGTTTTTCATACGTGCAAACTTGAGCATTTTCAGCGTTAGTAGCAATCGTCACTTCTTTATCAGTGAAGTCCACGACATAGACATAATCTGCATCGGGGAACAGTTTACGCGCCGCTTCCTCAAGTTGTCTTTCAAGCGTGCGATAGCTGTTTTCTTTCATTGCCACCGCCATTAACGGCTTCGCCTGGTCAGTGTTAACCATCAGGCCAACGCCCTGTTCAGGCGATGCGGCTGGCGGTTCATGCAGTAAGATGGCGTCATGGTCAATCGACATGATTTTGACAACGCTGTCAGCACCCTGGGCTTTCATCTCTTCAGTAGCTGGCATACGCTGACGATATACGGCAACAGATGACCAGATCGGATCTTTGCTTTCGCCTTTTTCCAGCGCTTCCAGTCGGCTTAATAATTCGCGTCCTTGTGCTGAATGGCTGGCGGTTTCCACATCCACCCATTTTTCCACATAAACACGGTTGCCGCGTAATTCAACATTTCTGTTCCACGCTCCGCAAAAGCCAATATTCAGACCTTCCGGGCTAAATGCGGAAACAAATTCGCCGTCAACCGTAGGATGACCCAGCGGTGCGAGCGTGCCTTCCAGAGATTGATAATTAGCAATGATTTCAGCTTCCGGGTAATATTCCCGATTCATAACGATATTGAAGGGCAACGTATATGACGGGACTACAATGTGTTCACGCCCGTTATATGTTTCCCGGCGGATGGTGTTAGCGGTTAATTTGGTATTAACCTGAATCAGTTCTTTACTCACGGTTTTTACTCCCAATCTTCGCCATATTTAGCGTGCGCAACTTTGTAGTTTTCTTGCGCCCGATCTAATATTCGTTTGTTTAATATATTACCGTCTTCGTCAACCAATACGGTAATCGTGCTACATTTGCAGTTAATAGAATTAGGGGATCTGCTCCACCATTCGCGCTGCTCTTCTATGGTGTACGTTTTCCCGTGCCGCTGTGCGTGTGACAGCCTGGTTGTCGGTGATAATGCCGAAATGTGCATCTGCATAGTGCGCAAGTTAAGCTCATCCGATGCGGCCTCTGCCTCATCCATACGCGCTGTGCGTAACGCTGTGCATATTTCAGTACGGGCAATACGTTTGCACCTGTATAGCGGCAATTGCGTTTCCTGCTGCAATGTACGCGCTATTTCGAGTGGGTTTAAGCCACGGGCCATGCCTTCAGTTAATCGGCGGGCCATATCCTTCTTGATCTGTGCGGTAAGCCCGCGCATCTCTTCAAATACACGGGTACGGACCAGGGCAAGGCGTGTGCGATAGGTCTGACTGGTTAATACCGCCGACACTTCAGGATAAGCCCTGGAATATGTGACTGACTGGTTAGCGAGGTTGGCATATTCCTGTGAAGTGCCGCGCTGATATGCCACCTTCACGTATTCCTGCCAGAACCAGAAGTTTTCCGGGTCTGTTAACTCGAATATTTCATCAATCATGTCGCTGGCGTCTTCCAGCAAATCATGCAATTCGTCGATGTAGATCTGGAAGGTGTATTTTTTATTAACAGCCAGGGTGTATTGTATTCTGTCCAGTATGGCGATATACGGATCCGCAACTTTCTTCAGGCAGGCTTTAAAACGCTTGATAGCACCAGACCTTAACTTCCCTGTCATGGTCGGGTCTTCGGTGTTAGATGGCATTATCGCGGCTGGAGGTATTCGCCTGATTATCTTCTTCACCCTCATCATCGTCCTCCTCTTCCGTTTCTACTTCACTGGCTGGGCCATCGTATCCGGCAGCCTCGCGGATCTCGTCACCGCTAAATATTTCTTCACCAGTAGCCAGACAAGCCTGATTGATTTGTGCCATTTTGTATGCCGCCTCCAGTAGTTCGGCTTTGGTCATGGCGTTCAGGTCGTCCCATATCACTGATATATCTACTGGCATACTGATAAGGCGTAGCGCTGCCATCTTGCTAAACAGATCTTCAAGCTCACCCCCAATTTCCTCCCTGCGGGTCATGCATCGGCTGTTGAAGTAGCGGAGGTCTTCGGTTGATGCGCGTTCGCCTTGCTGGTTCCCTACCAGGATGCGGGTCGGAATATCAATACCAGCGGCGGCGGTTTGCAGGTTGACGTCATAGGTTGCTGACGGGTCAGATACGGCAGTCACCAGCGGGCTTACTGTTGCCCCTTGTAATGCCATCATCACGTCGTTACCTTTATTCATTTCATCCGCTGCTTCGTTGAATTTTTCGCGCAGCTCTGTGACGTCGCATCCGTATGTAGCTGCCAGCGACCGGAAGTCAATATCCTTGTCGAACGAGATAGCAAGCTGGCGTGCAGCGTTTTTCAGGAATGATTCACCGCTACCACCTTCCACTTTCTCAAGTGACACAAAGGCGTTATAGGACGGTTCAAGGAAGGCGATAGCATCATCAGAATAGTCACCAAAGATGAATATGCGATCAGGATGGATTCTTCTTGCTATGGTCTTACTGTTAATGCGTTCCTTGTATTCCCACCACGTCGGCAGGCCATAATTTTCATTATCCGGGTTTTCTTCGAAGTCCTTCGGCGTCAGAGCACCAGCCCATGCCGGGGTAAATTTGGCAATGCCTACTCCTTTTGTCACAGGCTGGTCCCACGCCTTACCATCTCTGACATGAATCAACAGGCCAGCATAACGACCAATGAGGCGGCGGCGATCACATTCGGCAATGGTGCGCCAAAACCTGTTGTCGAATTGTTTCTTGATTTCTCTTTCCCAGGGTGTTTCCTTTTCGGCTTTCTCGTCTTCGGTTCCTTCGATTAGCGTTGGCATGGTTCGCCAGCAAGTTGTAACAATCTTCTCTACAGCACCGTGAGCGATACCACCGCGCCTGTACAGTTTGTATAGATCGTCGTACGTGATCTCTTCTTTGAATCCGTATTCACTCCATGCAGCATCGCGTTTGGCATCTATCCCCATAGTGAATGGGTGGGCTGCGGCATAGCGGGCATATGCAGCCTGGCGTTGAGACAAGGCAGCATTAACCGCCAATTCTAAATTGGATGGCATAATGTTTACTCCTGAATACATGTTTACGCGTTGCTACGCGAAAAATAGAAAAACTTGTGGGGGATTGTGAGTCAGATTTTAAAATCCGCGCAGGCGCTTCGGTAACATGAGGCCCATCGCCTGTGGCTGGCTTAGTTCGGTAATACCCCATACCATCGCGTCCATACGGTCAGGGGATTTTTTAGCGGTAGCTGGCACGTATTCCATCATTTGATTTTCCAGCGTGTACAGACTGCCAGTGTGTGCCACTCTGCCTTGTGCATATAGTGCAGATATTGGTTCGGCACGGGCGAATTTACCTTTGCTTGCGTGCACCTTAACAATGCGGCCTTTGAACCCTGCATTGCGTAGTGTGGCCTCTGCCATGTCACCGCCCTGGTTGGTTTCGATAACCATCGCGTCAGCTTCATGGATGTCATATGCTTTCATGGATGCTTGCGCCCAGTCGTTAGGCGACATGCGGCCTGAATAGTCACCATCAACAGAATACTGAGCATTCTTACCGCCACCATATGCGGAACACGCCACGATCCCCGTTTCGTCAGATTCATCAGATGACGTTGTCGCCGGGTCGATGGCTATCACCGTGCGGATCTTGTCCTGCGTTATCTGCATCCGGTGCGCTGCGGTTATCATCGCTTCAGTCCACAATGCACCCTCTTCGTCGAATTTACGCGGGCGCTGCATGTACTGGGCCTCAAATGACCGCCTGTGTGCTTTCAGTCCAGCTTCATGGGCGTCATTGTGCTTTTTAGGCCATAGCCAGCCGTCTGGCAGGTTGTGAGGAATAGGGATTGCGAACTCGTTTTCAGGGTACAAATCCCGGTAGTCAACGCTGTTGTCGATCTTCACTGGCAGGTTCAGGTGATGCCATTTCTCACCACTTCCACCGCGTAGCAGGTAGCCGGACAAATCATCGTAGTGGATGCGCTGCATGATGACGATAACAGGCGTCGTTTGCACTGCCAGGCGTGAAGCAAGCGTGTCGTTATAGTTAGTGTTTACCTGCTTTCTCACCACGTCAGAGTAAGCGTCGGCGGGCTTTAATGGGTCGTCGATGATTAACGCGCCGTTAAATCCTGGTTCCATATACCCCGCACGGAACCCAGTAACCTGGCCAAGCGATGAAGTTGCATACACGCCGCCACCGTATTCAGTCCACCACATCGATTTACTGTTTGCATCGTTGCGGATCTTCATGGGCCACATTGCCTGATACTCAGGCGTACAGATCATGTTTCTTACAGTTGAGGAGTTGAGTAGCGCCAGGTTGTTGGAATAGGAAACGTGAAGGAATCGTGTGCGGGGATTTATTGCGAGGGACCGCGCCATCATGTTGATAGTAGCGATCATGGTTTTGCCGTACCCTGGGGGGATGTTGATGATGAGTCGGGTTATCTCACCATTAATAACGCGTTGCAGTGCGTCGCGGATAGCTAAATGATGGCCTGAGATTAACATCTTCGTTCCGTTCGCTTGCTTGTAAAAGTAGCGATTGAAAAACAGGCCATCGTTTTCACATTTGGACTGAATAACTCGTTCTTTGATTGTCAGCATAATCACACCTCATCTTCTACTTCCTGAACGATGCGGGCGATCTCTTCTTTTGTGACTTCTACCTGTACGGGCGCTTCTTCCCTGTTGCCTACGATTTCCTGCGTAACGCGTTCGCCATACTTACGCGGTTGCAGTTTTGCCAATAGCCATTTACGGGTTTCAATCATCAATTGATGGCGGCGGCATTGGTCTTTATCGGTGTTCTCCGCTGCATCGGCTATGTCGATAATCTCATCAGCCAATACCTCAAAACCGATCTCCTTCGCGCGCATGTACATGTCCGAGAACCCTGGCACGTCTCTGAACCATTTAAGGATTGTTGAACGCGCAGGCATATCAGGCATCTTCGAAATTTTGTTAATACTCTGACCGTCCGCCACCAGCTCACAGATTTCTAATGCCTTTTCTTCGGTATAACCATGCGGACGGCCCGTCTTTTTGGCTGCTGGCTTTTTGTCTTCAGCATTTGCCTTTTTAGTGCGGGCCATATTTCACCTCTTAATATTTGTTGATGATATATACGCAAGCCACAAAACTTGCGCAGTATGTTAATACTTCCAACCAGTCGAATAGCTCTTTCATTGTTTACCCTTCACATAATAGAAAGCGCCCAGGTAATAAGGACGATAGCCAAAACCATATAGATAAAATCTGACTCTCTCATGTTGTCCATCCTGCTTACGCGAAGAAAACGATAACAACTAACAGCGAACTTATAGCTATGATTAAGAAATCACTGTCAGACATTGATAATAAACCCCACAATTACAACCGCTGCGATACATACGAATAATACAGCTTCGATAGTTTCCATATATTCACCTATTGAGTCAGTGCGATCATAGTGAGAACAATTGCGACAATCAGGAAAAAGAAATCAAGCCATTTCATTTTTTAAACTCCCGATACACATCAACAGCAATGACTACAACTACAGCCACCAGCAATAGCATTTCGTATGCGTTCATTTGATGCTACCCATAACAAGGCCGATAATGATAATTATGGCGACAATGCCCACCATCATTCCGAACATAATCGCCAGTAATTCGAATATATCCATGCCGTCACCTATACAACATTCTTCAACCACAGATACATGATGACGGCGAGCGTTGAGCACCATATGAGATCGTAAATACTCATAATGAACACCTTCAGCTTTCAATGAATATCATGATCGCCAGCCATACGGCTACGCATAAGAAAAGAATAACGAGCGGGTCTACCATAACTCACCTTTACCAAATAGAATTACGATAATCAGTTCAGTTATAAAGGCAGCGACGAACAACCACGCAAGGCATAAATCAATAAAGTCCATGCTCACCCCTAACATTTACTCTTTGTGGCTATTAGCACAGCGATAATAAAACCCACCAGGAATACAGAAACGCCGATCAATCCGGCGATAACGTAAGCGTCCATATCATTACTCCCCAACCAGCAATATTACAGCCGCAGCCATTCCGATAAATAAACCTAACAGGAAAGTAACCATAATCACCCTCGTTTAAAGCTCATTACACGCGGTACAAGCGCTTCTTTTGCTTTAGGCTTACGTTTGCCTTTCTTGGCTGGTTTTTTCTCTTCTTTCGGCTCCTCTGCCTGCTCAACTGCCTGTTCTGCTGCATCAGTCGCCTTTTCCGCCTGGTCTAATGCCTTCTCTACGACTTCAGCGGCCTGCATAGCTGCCAACTGTGCTTCATTAGACTCAGCCAGGATCGGGAAGAATGCGTCAAAGATGCGGCCCACCATGTAAGCATAAGTCTCGTTCGCCGGATGGCTTGGATCAGTGGTCGCCACGACGCCAACATCGCTTAAAACGTGGAACGTAGTGTGGGCCGCTTCATGGACCAGCGTTCCTAACTCATTATCGAACACTGCGATCACGTAGAAGTTACCGCCTTTCTCGCCAGTGCAAGTAAGCGTCAATCCTCCTGCCAGTTCAAAATCAGGTTCAATCGGAATCCCTGCCTTTTCGCAAAATTCATAGAACATGTCGCGAGTCGGGCAGAAGAAAACTGTTGTATGCTCAAAGAGCGGGACTTTGAATTGAGGCAACTTAATGCCTTTACCCTTAGCCATCAGAATATTCCTCTATCCTGAAAAATATAACCCCCGCAAAACAGGACACCGCAGGGAGTGAAAACAGCTATAAAACACTAAAAACGGCGCTGCATGAGTACCGTTTTCAGAATTTTATAAAACTGGATAATGGCGCTTTCTTCTACCCAGGTAGCGCCGGACCTGTTAATGAGATTGTTTACCCGGTATTACGTGTTTTTGAATTTCCGCCGTCGCTCGCGGGAAGGATTGGCCCGGTTATGGCTGGCTGGTAGAAACGGCGACACGTCCGCGCGCTGTTATTCTTTGCGTAAACACTGCGTTTTGATGTAGCCCTGAAGTGCGGTTATCTTCGCGTCTTTCTCTTTTAGTTGTTCTCTGAGGGATAGATAAGCCGATTCAGCGTCGGGAGTGAGTCTACAGGCGGCTCCATCAATGGCGCTGGCGGATCCGGCGGGGTCGGACACTCGCACGGGTATTGCGTTGACGCGCAACCGGATAGTACCGTTATCAATACCAGTGCGCAGATCGGCAATGTCAGATCTGATAGCTTTAATCTCATCGTGATACCTCTTATCAAGTTTTGACAGTTCGGCGTTTCGCTCCTTCATTTGCTGTATGGTGTTACTCGCTGTTTTTAATGCGCCTTGCGTTGTCGTTAGTTCTTCCTGTAAGCGCGTTACAGCTCCCTGTGTCTGACATAGTGCAGCGGTAAGCCCGACGATAATGCAAACAACCACGGCGATGATTAACGTCTTCACCTTGTCCATTTCTCACCCCATTCGCAAACGGCATATTCAACATCGCGGCGGTTTACCAGGCCTTGCCACTTCTTACCGCCAGCGTATACCCAGCGCTTAAGCTGTGCGCACGCTTCTGATTTCTTGCCGTCATTGAGTAGCTTTAATAAGGTTGATGTTTTGAAGTTGGTTGCGCCTACGTTATAGGCGAAGGAATAAAGTGCTGCGCGGGTAAAATCTGATATTTCGACTTTGATATATGGGTCAATCGCTTTTGCGGTCTTATGTAGATCTTTGTTCAACAAAGCATCGCATTCTGATTGCGTGTAAGTCTTCCCAAGCATGATGTCTTTTCCGGTGTGACCGTAGCAAACAGTCCATACACCAACAACATCACGATAAGGATCGTATTCCACGCCCTCTAATGGCTTAATCATCACCGCCGCAATAGCGATCGCCCCACCAGCCGCCGCCGCAACAATCTTGTTTTTCAGCGATTGGCTAATCATTTACTTATTCCCCATTCGCGCGTCGTGTTCCTCTTGCGCTCGCTTGTTCTCCTGTGATTTGAAGTAATAATTAACGGCAAATGTGCCTACGGTTGATAAGATACCCACAAAGACGGCAATGTCATTGATGGTTATCGCGCCGAAAAAAGCAGTTACGGCCCCAGTCACATACGCACACGCCTCCCGTATTCTGTCGAACATAGATTTTCCTCCAACAAAACAAAAACCCGGCGCGGGGCCGGGTAGTTACAGTTTCGCATTGTTAGGTAATATTTTAATCTGTTTGTTTTCGACCCACAAATACGGCTTTAACGGTAAGGGCCAAGCAAACGAACAAGCCATTCTTTGTATTTGGCGGCGACGTGTTTCGGTGCAAAATATCCTTGCACTTCCTTACCGCCTCGCCACTCCCTTCTAAATTCGCATTCGTTTTGATACCCCTTTCCGCTTTTACTATCCAGCCAGCAAGCAGGCGAGTAACCTTTTTCACTCCCGAACCGATGCCATATTAATGACAGCAAAATCATTTCTTCCATACTGCCCCCACAAATACGGCTTTACCGCTTCCTGTATATCAGGCCATTATCAAGCAGCATTTGCATGTGCCAACGATCCACCATGCTTGATTCCCAGCATTTATTCTCTGGATACTGAATCATCACCTTATCACCTTTAACCAAATAGGCGATATTAAATAACATGTGCAAATAAATACCGTCTTCGATCTCGTTCATAGCTCGCCAACCTTTACCAGTTCACCAGCATCAAGAAATATTTTAATTGTTTCTCGCGTCGTCTTAATGATTGGTGCTACCCACTCGCCACCGCCAACACGGATACGAATATCATCACCTTCCACGCGGTAAAACAGCCTGTCGACTACTGTTGCTGCGTACACGCCATCTTCAATCATTTTTGCGCTCCTTAATGGCTCGCATGATGTTAATACGCATAGCGTCACTGAATGCGTATATAGTAATGAAAGGCCAGAAGACTAGCTCGAACCAAATAATGCCGTCACTATCAACAGCTTTCTGAAAAGCGCCCATTAAAATGACGCCAGCCAGGTAAATGATAACTACCGCAATAATAAGGCATTCAATCATAATCATCCTCATCGTCTTCATGTTCAGCCAGGAACTCATCAACCACGCGGCAAGTCACTGGCGGGATGTATTCGAAATCATCAGAATCGAGATCAAGCGTCCGGCTGTCGCCGTCATCGTCCAGCGTATTCATCCCTAATTCACCGAAAGGGCCGTACCCAATACAGCCCAGGTATTCGCATCCAGTAGTAAAGCCAGGGTATTCGCCTTTACAACGGATTTTGTAAGGTCTATTTGATGCGCTCAATTTTTGATGCTCCGCTTTCTTCTTCAGTAATTTTGTACTCTGCCACCAGTTCCGCACCAAGCAATTTCACTTCAGCATCAGGGTAAGGATTAAGTACCAGTGATGCGAAAACAAAATGTCTGACGTGATTCACATTATCAAGGTCTTTCACGTCAAAAGGCGGCTCAGTTAAGTGGAAGCATTTAACGTGCGCATCGTCTTCAGTAGCCACACGGAAACATGCGCCACGCTCACCTGCGAATTGTCCAAAGTCTTTATTTTCTGGAAAAGATCCACGGAAAACTTTAACGCTGATAAATTTAGACATTGTTTATTCTCCTTCATAAAGCACAGTAACCAGTTCAGCATCAATTAGCGTGTTATGATCTGTATAAAACCCGTGGCGCAGAATTGAGGCAAGGCCGGCCACTTTACGCCACATAGGGGTCGATTCGTTCAGATATTCTTTCTCCCTTTTTTCGCTGTATACCAATTCATAAAACCGACCACGATTAACATCTTCAATCACGCGGATATATTTACCATCAAATCGGCTATTACCGCGCCATAGTCTGATCACAACCATAATTAAAACTCCGCACCAGGTAAGCTACGCGCTTTGTTTACCGCATCGTGCTTTAACGATAAACTTGCGTAATAATTCATAATCCCCATATTACCGACTGGTATTTCATTATTTTCTGCCTTTATTCTTAATAACTGGTTTTTAGTGAAAATCCTGTCTCCATCGGTGATATATAACCAGTCGCAGCGCTTACCAACTACAACATGAGATCTGCCTAAACTGTCTTTAAATTCATAATTGCAGAAGACATCACCTTTAGGCACTTCAACAAAACAGCACGCTATGAATTTATCGCTTTTCATGATTCAACCCTTCTGGTTTGATTGGCCATCCGGCCCCGCGCTTATCCTTCTTTGCCTCCTTTGAACCCCAGACACTCCGCGTATTCGTCAATGCTTAATGCTTCTTCACCTGGTGCCAGTAGTTCGAAGTATCTGGCATATAACTCAAACACCCAGGCAGGATATTTTGCGTTTGCGTTCATCTTCTTGCCTCCCATCCGCCTTTCTGTGCCCATATATAACAAAACGGCACTGCCGTAACAATGCCATTTTGTATACTTTGTGATTCAGATCACGTTATTATCACAAGCGAAAGCCTCGCAACTTTCAGAACAACTACCTGAATCAAACTCTTTCTTGTTAATAATGCTGCTGCGTATCTCTTCTGTTTCCTCCAGCCTGAACATTGCTATTACGTCCTGCAATGCCATTTTGTTGCGATACATTTCCGGCTTACCTTCCTTGCAATCATGTTCTGCAATGCAACTACAAAACTGGTCATATAGTTCAGGTTCATCCCTTGCTGCCAATGCCAACTTCTTGTTGCTCTTCTTAATGCAGAAAACACAATTACCAAGATGTTCGGGGATCTCTAAATCAAATGACTGCCCTGACCACCAATCAATAATATCCTGCTTCTCAAAGTCACTTATATCTGCCAGATAGTGAAAACCCTCCCTTTCGTGTAGTCTGCGTGGCTCATCTGCCCTAATACCTAACCAGCGTTCATAATTGCCTTTGCCATAGTGTTCATCACAATACTTTTCAAAAGGTAGTTGTTTCATCCTGTGAGTACAGAATGCCCCGCCGATATAAGGATGGCCATAATGTTCCAGGATTCTCCGCCACGGAACAAGGTCACATCTTATATCATCAATACCAATGATCTCGTAACTGAATTTACCGTATTTAATTGCAGGAGGAACGCAGCGGAGGCAAGTTATTTTAATGTTAAAATGTGAGGATAAATTCTTTATGAACTCGTATGTTTTAGGGTGTTCACCCCTGTATCCATGAAGATAACCTCTGCGTCAGGGTGAATTTTCAATACCTCTAGAGTCATGCAAGCAGAAGTCCTTCCACCACTGAATGATATTACTTGATGTTTCATAGGCAACAACCTTAAATCAGAAAACCCCTTTATAATCTGCCGTGTATTTTGCCACTAATTTCCAGTCACAATAGTTTTCCATGTCGCGCGGTTGCCAGCCTCTCATGCCTACAGCACCACGCACGCCGTGGCGACGATAATTATCGTTATAGTCAGCTACGCACCATGGCTGAAGTACAAACATATAATTGGCCTCGTTAACCAGGATCGCCATCTGCTTTCCTGTTGCCTTATCTTTCGCCCGGAAATAACTCACCCTGATTTTCATTTTTAATAACCTCAATCAACATTTCTTCTTCCAGGTTGGCAGGACGTTTACGGAACACGCCAGCGAAGACAAGATCTTCCAGTAGGTCTTTACTTTTGAATAACCACTCTTTCATTACTATCCCGTCATCACTGCGATATACGACGCCGTTTTTAATAAAATAAAAAGTACGGGTGTTTGTCTGGAGGTATAGATCTTCGTAAACATCCATGATATTAACCCTCGACTACTTGCAGCCCGCGCCCCTTGTCGCCGACGAAGTCTGCCAGGCTGAACGTATACGACCATGCCGGATTAATGTAATGGTCATCAGCGCCAGCGGCAATTAGGTCAGCACCGTTAATCACGCAAGTTACATCATCACTATGAACGACGTTAACCACCTTACCAACAACCTGTTTCAGTGACGGATAACCGTGATCGTGCAAGAATTTTACTTTCATTAATCTGTCTCCCAGCGTTCAATGCTGATTAAGAAGTCACGGATAGCATGGCGTTCGTCGCGCGTTGGTTTACGTTTCCGGTAGATCCTGAAATCGAACCATTCTTTTTCCTGCTCAAAATCCAGGTCGTAAGCAAGCGCCTCAATGTATCCGCATTCGTGATACCAGTACGCAACGCCAGCACGAACAAAAAAGCGGGTTTTATCCCGCTTGTGCTCATAGATACGCATATTCACCCCGTTATGCAATTGTGTAGCTGTCAACCAGCTTTTCATCTTTCATTCTGGCAAGCTGTGCGATGTTCATCGTGTAGCCACCTTCTAAGAAAAACCACTCCGCAGTCCTGCGACGAAAAGCAATATCATCATAGTGATGCGTCCATGTAATAATCGCCACGCGTTTTCCATCAGTGGCGAACATAGATAACGCATTATCAACAACGTCGATAGCCTGCCAGATTTTTAATTCCATGATTTATCCCCGTAGATCTTGAATAGTTCACACGCTTCCTGATTTTCAAATATATTCATATGCAGGTCACGCAGGCGGCGCATTGTGCGGAAGCGCGGCCTGAACTCCTGGCTACGTTTAATGTATTTGCCGCCAATTGAATAAATATGCCCGTATGCGTACCATCTGTTACCTACCCATATATCATATTCTTTGCCTTCGTAATTAAATTTTATCGTTAGCTCGCCAACCTCAACTATTAACCCTTTGTCAATAATGTCATTAAGCATTTCGTCCCATTCTTTGAGGAATGGTTGTTGATAAAAACCAAAAAGCGTATTTACAGCATGGCAGAGATAGTCAATGATTATTTGCATATTATTACCACATCATATAATAAACGTTCTCGTCAGCTAACATGTCAGCCACATCCTGCGTCATGTGTCTGGCCTCAAGGAAAAAATCCTCACTATGCCATTCCCTCACAAGCATACGCGCCCATTTACGGCGCTGGCGTTTATTACGTCGCAGATCATCAAAAGCCTTTAATGCTTTGTCGTATGCCCTTACAAGGCGCTTACGGTTACTTTTCATTTTTCACCCCAATTAACCAAATAAATCCTCAGCAACAACATCATAAGCCTGATCAGCGGTTAATTTAGTATCACCAAAATTCCATTCCTTTGCTAATTTCCTGGCTATTCGTCTTCTCTTGCGCTTATTGTTTTTCAGGTCGTCAAAATAACACAAACATTTATCATACGCCCTTACAAGGCGCTTAAGGTTACTTTTCATATTTTAAAACCTATATTGCCAATAAATATCGCAGTGGATAGCGAAAACCTTAACAGGTTCGTCACCAAACAAAGGATGCTGAATCGTCTTTATTGTGTACCCCATGTAAGGGAGAATAAGAATCCGCTTCTTATCGTCGTTTGCAGGGTATCCCAATTTAAGAATCAATCTTGTGTAGTCGCGTCCCTCCAGACGTTTTCGCCAATAGTCATTATAAAGCCGGTATTCCTCCACCTTCTTTCCCGCGCGTATGGCGTGGAAGTATTCACCTTTTAAATTCAAATGTAAGTGTTTATTTGCCATCGCTATGATCCTGTAAACAGTCGTTATAGCCTTCAATGTATCCAGTTATCCCAGTGTTGCTAACTGACCAATCAGCCGAACGGCGTTTGATGGCCTTGTCCATAGTCATAGCGTCAACCGGATCTGTTAGGTCTATATATTTCCGCAATTCTGTAACTATTACCGCCCTTAATTGTTGTGCATTTGAGTACGTCCTTGCTTTGTCAGTTATTCCGTTTACAAGCTCCCTAAATTCATGATCCTTTAATTTAGGCTTCATTGTCGTTGCTCCGTCCGTAAATATGTACTGGCTCAACTGGCACGGCTGGCAATTCACCATCATTTAACGCGCTTGCCATACCCAATATCAATCGCGCTTCTGCACCAGTGACTTTCTTACACCATGCACCGCCCGTTTTATCTTCGAACAAGATAACGGCAAACTTATCGTTTATTTCCAGCTTATCCATTATTCACCCCGCGTCACTCGTTTAATTTCGTTATCTGCCCGCGCCTCTTCTTTGAACAATTCAGCAATGGCGTCTTCATAGAAAACCCGGTATTTCTTCCACCATGTTGATCGGCTTACCGGAAAAACAAGCTGATTAACCGCCTGCCGGACAAGATCTACAGGGAAACGCGAGTACCCGCGCCCGCCGCAGTGATGGCACGTTTTGAACACTGGCATTTCCGCCGCTTCACTGGCTGCTTTATCCGGTACTTCGCCACGACCCTTGCATTGTTTACAATGATTGCGAACTGTCCCATGCCCCTTGCATTTTTTGCAAAGGTGTTTTTCTCCGTATTCGTCAAACGTAAATTTATATCCGCCGCACTCCACGCAAGTTTTTTCCGTCGCGGCACTCTGGCAATAATCCCGAAACGCGAAAACGGCAACAAGAATAATGAGATCATTGCGTTTGGCCTCGTCCAGTTCCATAACGTATTCATAATCTTTTGCCATAGCCCTTAAACGCTCTGTAAGCAAAACTACGGCCTTATGTTTTTCTGCTTGTGATAGTTCCATCTTCCCTAAAAAAGCACTGTAACCAAGCTCTACGCGCGATTGCGCCATACCTGCGGCAGTTAGTGCATCCGTAGTATTAAGCGCATCCGGGGACGTGCCCCGGCTTTCATCTGATAAACGCGGCGATTTTGGGAAGTGGAATTTTAGAATTGATTCCAAATTCATTATTTGCCCCCGTAACGCGCAACAAGTCTTTTGCGATCAGATATTGCCTGCGCCAACTTTCTTTCAAGCTCTTTCAGCGCAAGCAATTCTCGCATGTGGAAAGCCTGTATTTGTCGCACAGTCTCTAAATCATGCTCATCGCGCTGAATATCTATTTGCAGATCTTTAATTTCATTTTTCATTTCTCTACCACCTTAAACCTAGTTTTAAAATTACCCTGCAAGAAATACTCATTGCTTGATGGAAAATACTGGACTAATCGCCATGCGTCTGCTTCATCGAAATCAGATACAAGATCGTCTTGCAAAATGAAGGCAAAGCATCCGTGCTTTATAAAACCAGAATATTTTTTACCTTCCGTGAAAAAATCGACGCTTGATTGAATACATTTAACAACAATGTTTATTTGTTCCATTGTCACCCCACATATTAGTTTCGTATTCACCAATATCCGGTAACAGGTCGCCGCGTTCGCGAACTTTAATAAACAATCGCCCGCCTTTTACCTTCCGGCAGCGAACAATTTTTATTGCGTCGATTTGTCCGTCATCCTTCCAGAACTCTGCATAAGTAAGACTATCAAAAAGGCATTTAGGGATATTATCCAGATCCCTGGTTCGGTTATCCGGCGGCGCAACATGAATGGTAATTGCCAGTCGGCAAGATAGGTTGATGTTTAAATTTAATAGCTCGATGATGTCTCTTACCTGCTCCCGGTACTCTTTCCCAACCTTGCTGATATAGTGAAAACCTCGTGAATGTCGGTAATAGCGGTTATTCGATGGTGGGTAAGGCAGACTAAATGTATATTCGTTCATGCTGCCTTTCTCCTTAAGGCGTCTAATTTAGCCTGATAGACTTTTATGATTTCCTTACATTCTTCTATCGTCCATTTGTGAGTTTCGTTGTTGTTCTCCAGAGCTACCACCCTGGCGAGGCCAATTTTTCGAATCAGCGCCGGGCGATACCCTCCGATGTTGCCGTCTAGTGTCTGGTTGCAGTGCCTGCATTGCTTGTGACAATTATCCTCGTTGAAACGAAGGTGTCCGGCGGCGGCTACCGTCCTGTAATGGCCTGCATCCCACCCGCATTGCTCACCGTAGTAAGTCCCGCATGATATGCACGGCAATCGCGAGTCACGCTCGCGTATATAAGCGTTAAAAACGTTTTGCGCCTGTTTAATCCAGTAGCTACGCGGATTTAACTGCTTCCTCTTCCGGCTGCGCTCTTCCCGCTGGCTATCACGGCGCTTCTTCCGTTCCATAGCCTTCATAGCCTTCTCACGGTCGCGGCATAACTGGTCAAACTTCAGTTCTTCCAGACATTCATCGCTGCACCACGTTTGATTATGATATTTAGGCTCAAAAAAAACGCCGCAGCACTTGCAACGGCGTCTTATGGGTTTTTTAGGGTTTTGCATAAAAACCACCCCGATTATTTTTGATTCTCTGTTTCGTTCAGCCTTTCGGCGTGTCCGGCCCTTAGCCAATGTTCTAAGCATTCGTTGCACTCGTTACAGCCTCCTTTCTTCGTGCTGCATACATTGCACATTGCACGCATGACGCTCTCTCGTTCATAGTCGTCATGCCATTGGTAATCATCAAAAGGCATAATGCTCTCTCCTTTTCAGGTGATTTCTACGCATTTCAGCGCTGCCGGATTTTTAAAGAGCATTTCGTTTGCTTGAAGTATACAAAATGGATACACCAGAACAAGGCAAAAAGCGCCATTATGTGATCTGTATCACGCAATGACGCCATTATGTAAACTTCAGTCCGGCAAAACGCGGTTGAGCGTAGTACGATTGATGGCCCGGTCATTAGCCATGAATACAGCACGGGCAAAGCCGCGCGGCGTTAGTGAGCGGATCATCTTTGTTCGTTTCGTCCGGCCTCCTGTTTTTGCCCACCCCGGGTTATCACCAGAGTTAAGATCTACAGGCCTGAAAAGTGGCTGCTTAAATCCATTACCGCACCAAATACAAGTTTTCTTTGTATACGCGTCGCGCGCCGGGTAAACATCCGGGAAAGCAGGATGTTTGTCGTCTTCCGGCAGGTAGCCACCGTAATCGCACGGGTTGAAGATAAAATCAGGTTTGCGCCATAGCGTTGACAGTGCTCCCACCGGATTTTCCACCATCCACGGCACGTTGTGCATATCAGCCAGTTTTTCTACCAGTTTTGCGCTATTCGCCGCCTTCACCTGGAAGTCAGGATCTTTTTCCCGTTTGTCAGCGAACCAGCGAGCGCCAGACACTGCGAGATCGTCGCACGGCGGGAAGCCCAGGATAATATCAGGATCCGGGTAAACAGATAATTCAGGCGAGAACATCACCAGGAAGTGACTGTCAATCCATACGTTAACATATTCAATATTCGGATGAATGATTTTAACGCCTTCATAATCGCCGTGATTTGCGCCGTCATAGTTGAAGCAATAGCACTTATATCCCGCTTCCGCCCAGTCTTTAACGGCGTAGCCGCTGCCGTCGTACAGCGACCACACAACCCAACTTCTAAGCCAATTATTTAACCAGTGTTTAGCCTTGCTCATTTTCTGCCCTCAAACGTGAAATAGCGGCGCATGATGATAGTGATCACCGTTACCGCTGCCATTTTTGAGATGAATTGCATCGCTGATATTTCCGGCATAAACGCCATAAACGATAGCGTCGGGAAAATTAACGCATCCCCGATGGCTGAAGCTATATTTGCAGGCCAGCGCTTCGAGTCGAAATCACCAGGTAAAACCCGGTAAACACCGCCAGATATAAGCGCACCGGAAACAACCGCGACGAATGACGCTATTGCTACCATTCCTGCATCGTAATTTATTAGCACCGTGATTGCGCCCGCGGCGGCGCATGTTGTAGCCGACCATTTCAGGCCGCCGTCATATAACAGGAAGTCGCGGATCATCATATTGACACACACAGCGGCTACCGTAGTGATCGGAATTACCCACGGGCCGCAATGGTTAACAATAAGGTTGATGATCACGAAAACGGCGACATAAACGCAGGCCAATAACCTGTCAATTGTCACCTTTTTCATTTGGGTCATACCTCTTATCGCGAATAGCTTCAGATCTGTCAAAACTCAAATCAAGCCGAGTTGAAATACAACCGCATTGAGGGTTAAGCATTGAAGGGGGCAACCCCTTACAGCTTGTTATTGCTCCGTCATTTATTATTCCATCATTAATATTGGCGGCAGTGAACTGATTTTTCTTTAGCTCTTCATCGCGATCATTTAATATTTGCTCAGCTTTTAGTGCGTTGTAGCTGATTAGGTCAACCAAAGTGTCAGCAGGATCGCTACCATTAGCCAAAATGGCCTCTAAACGCGCCTCCTTGAGACAAATCAACAGATCCCATACATCAAGCGGGGTTAAATTTGCGCCCTTCTTAGCGTTATATATAGTGGCTATTTTTGGCGCTGATTTTTCTTCTTTTCTGTCGTAGCCGTTTTGTTTACCTCTTTGCTCAATTGTTTCCGCTGCAATTCGTAATAAATCAGCCGCACTAGTCATTTTCTGCACCTCTTGCATATATCTCTTTACGCGTTATGTGTGTGAAAATACATTCATGTCTGCACCGTGGATGCCAGATCAAAAACAAGCTGCCTTTGTTGTTTCCGCTTACCGGCTTACCCGTCGCAGCATTGATAAACGCCAGCCTCCCGCGCGTGATTAATCGGCACTCGTTTGCCGTCTCAACGCCGTTCATGAACCAGCTAACAGAAATGTCAGCGGGCAACAACATTACGCAACCAATGTGATTTCGTTGATGTTCAAGCGCCGCTTTATCAACGAATGGCCCTGGGTTTGAGTATGGCGGATTCATCCAGACATATTCACCAGGCATTGCCACCGCTCCCCACGGATAATGCAGCGTGTTCATTTCTTCGGTTATATATCGCGGGATTAATGCGTTTGCCTTGTTTGCCGCAACGTCAGCGACAAATTCAAATTCACGATCCATTCCACTGAAAACTGGTTTAGGCGTCTGCCACAGGTCTTTTATTTCCTTCGGCGTGTTGCTGCCTCCGAAATCATTTTTCATTATTACCCCCCCCCACACTAAAAATAATCCTGGTCAGTCCCCCATCGGTTATTGAGATACCCCACCAACCACACAAAACGCTCAATGCTGATTAGCGGGGCAACCTTGCGATAATGCTTTTCTAATATCAGCCGCGTAGCTTTATCGCTGTAGCCGTTTCTTTCTACCTCTGCTTTGCAGGCAGAAAGCGCCGCACGCGCGGCAGTTTTTACGGCGTTGAATTGCGGCTCTGACAGGTTGAATAAAGCCATTTTATAAATCATCAGTAGAATCAGCGAAAAAGAACCCTATAAATACGCTGGCAGCAATAATAATCCTTAACATATAAAGCGCATCATCAGGTGATGGCATTTCTGGTAGTTCCCATGTAACAAAAGACACGCCGCACAAAATTCCAATAAAAACAGTGGCTATACATGAAAATACGAAAAAAGAACAGAACAACCAGCCAACGATGAAATCAACAAGTGCACGCATCATTTTAAACGTCCTCAATCACTCCGCCTTTCACGCGCTCCTTAATGTCCCACGTATGCGGTTTACATAACTCATGGTAATAGTGATCCGGCCTGCTGCCGAAATACCATTTACCTTCCATATAAAAATAAACGCCCGAAAAAATTCCGGGCGCTGCCTTTGTTGCTTCTTCTGGAATCTTCCATTCTTTATACTGTTTAAACTTCATACATTAACACCGCCTTTTTAAGTGCGCTTAATTCAAAGTGCATAAGACGAAAATGCTGTACACCACCAACAATACTGACCTGATAAATATCACCAACGCAGTTATAGTAATAACAACCAAATTGACCGATTCCGGCTAATTTAGCGTTATCCGGTATCATGTATTCGCCAACCTTTTTCATAGATCACCTCATATGGTATTCAATAAACCACCTGATAAACAGGCATAAGGCAATAAAACCCCAGCAACAGCACATATAAAACAATGTATCGTCCATAATTAAGCCTCAATAACACCGTAATCAAACGTGCCTAAATACCGTTCGATGCTTACAACCTCAATACCATCAATGCACCGTTTCCACACAGACACCCGGCTTTCATTTTCCCGGAAGTGCATATTAGAAAGCACTTCATCGGCTGGATAGCTTTTCCCGGCGACGTAGGCATCATGTCCCACGCCACCTTCTATGCAATAAAGCATCAATTCGCGTGCCATCTTGTTTCCCTCCGTACCGTAAACCTTTTGATTTAAGTTTACAAAACGGATTCGCGATCACAGTACAAAATGTATAGCTATGTGATCGCAATCACAATATTAATGAAGTACGCGCTTTTCAGGTTCAGGCATTGGCTGTGACATTTTTCGTGCTTCATTAAGCATAGATATAGCCGCCTGCACGCCTAAATCATTTGCACGCATGTTAATACCAACCATTTCGCCATAAAACAACGGCATGATCGCCATTACGTCTTCCTCGTTGTGCCCTTCATCAATGCACTTCTGTAACGCTTTGGCCTCAAATATTTTCTTCATTACGCCGCGCACAGAATAAAGTGCAGCGCTACCCATATGGTTTTCGTCTAACGGGAAGATAACAGCACTGCCGAACGCCAGCGGATCAAGCTCTTCCGGCACTGGCACGCGACCATATTCTTCTTCCATGCGTTTCACAAAAGTGAGGCAGAAGACATAACGAGCTACAGCCGTTTTTTCTTCATTATCAAAAGACACATAGTCGCGCATCGACGCTTCCATCACAATATCAGCAACCTGTAACGCCAGATTCAAATCAGCGTCATACTTGCCAGCTTCCATATCTTTCAATACTTCGTGATAATCTTTAATTTCAACTTCATGAAAACTTGCGTCTTCAGTGTAGCGAGTGATTAACATGCCTTCGCTGCCGAGTGAATAAGCCGTTTTGATGTCTTTCATGATATTTATCCTTTTATAGTGGGTGATGCCATTTCATTTCAGTTTCTGAATTAAACGGGTTTCCTTCGCTTGAAAGGAATAAATCACGCTCCCGTTTCAGTTCTTCCGGGCTTATTTCTATTTCATCAATCTGACCGAACGATCCCGGCATCATTCGTTTTAAATCAGATAGCGGACGCATAAGGCCGCAACCGCGTAACAGCATATCGACCGCGAATTGTCTACGTCCGGCGGCGTCATTAAAGCGCCGCGCCCAGGGCACAACCACGATCCGGCGTTCGAATTTGATAAATAGTGATAGTTTGTTTGTTTCGCTATCATATGCTTTATGGAATTTAATTTTCATTTAACACCTCGACGTATTGCTCAAGATGCCATTTACCAACTTCATCCATGTTTTCGTCGTATATAATGACCTCTCCGCCTTGCCTGAATCTGAAAGCAGTGGCTGTAAATTCACGGCCCCACCACGCCTTTAAGCGCTCCCCACCTTTCAGGTCTTTGACCTTTACTTCTTTTATAGCCATACGCCGTACATCCCATTCAGTCCGGCGAACAATTTCCGCCAGTGGTCTTCAACATAAGCCCGGAACGGCTTAACGCGAACATTGCGGGCCTTAAGTTCAATATCATCAAAGTAGCGCGGTTCTATGATTGTTCCGTCCAGGTATTTAACCACTAGCGGGCGCTCAAGATCGTTATACATCTTATTCAGTACAACTAGGCCAGGGTCATCACGATATTCAGGCAATACGACAAGATCACCAGACTTTGCATCCCATGTTTTCATCACATCACCCCGCCGATATAGCTAATAATTGCCGCAGTCGCGCCAGCTATTACCACCATGAAGACGAAAGCGACCACACAGAAAACAGCCTTGACAGTATTTTTGTCGACTCGCATATAAACCTCACATATCAGTAATCAGCTTAACAATCGCCACAGTGATATATAGTGACGCACTAAGGTAAACAGCCGCCACAGCAACGGCGACGGATAACATTGCAATCTTTTTCATTTGTCACCCTCCGCAATGAACTTGTTAAGCCACTTGTTATTAGCAAGGCGTTCGGCATCTTCGCCGAATGATTTTCGGTCGTTCAATTCCTTGCGAGTAGGCAGAGGCCATTTATCATGCCAGCCAGCCGACGTATCAAGCTCATACATGCCGCCATCAAAATAAATAAGCTCATCACGACCATCAGGCATTTCTTTATCAATTTCTTTTTCTTCGATCATGATTTAATACCTCATTAATCGTTAATAACCTGGCCCATACGCCCGCGATATTTGCGCATACGTGGATCGACATATTCAGGCCAGTGCATATCCAGTTTTCTTTGCAGTGGGTAAAAACTTGCCTGCCAGTTGTCGAACCATATTTGCTTTGCGTACAGGTCACTAAATCTTTTCGCCATCCGTTCCGCTGCCGTGCCGCATAAAAAAAGCCCGCGATCGATTTGATCACGGGCTTCTTTTAGAACTTGCTCTTTTGTTCGCGGTGGTGGTGGCGCTTTTAAATAATCAACCATCGCTAACCTATTAATTTAAAAAGGGATGTCATCATCAAAATCCATTGGTGGTTCTTTATATCCACCGTTATGATTCTGCTGCGGCTGCGCTTTCTGCTGCTGTCCTTGCTGCTGGCCTTGCTGGTTAATGTTCATGAATTCGAACTCATTAACCGCCACTTCTACCGCAGTTCCCTTCGTGCCGTCGTTCCGGTCATATTGCCGAACATCCAGGCGACCGCTTACCACTATTTTTCCATCCTTACGGATATGTGGCGCTAATTTTTCCGCACGCTCGCCAAATACCAGGCAAGTGATCCACATTGTCCGTTTATTATCACCGTAGCCATTCGTTACAGCTAACGGAAAACTACCAATCGCTTTCCCGTTTTGTGTGTAGCGAACTTCCATATCATTCCCGATATTACCGCCCAGCGTGATTGAATTTAAGCTCATTAACTGATCTCCCCTTTAAGCTCTTTTAAGCGAATGTCATAAACGTCTTTCGCTTTCTGCTGCTGCTCTGAATCTTTAGGCAGTAGTTTCCAGCACTTCCCGAAGATCTCGCGTAACTTGTTAGCGTCCTGTGCTTTCGCTGCCGCATCACAGAAACGCGCTAACACCTCATCAGGATTTGGCGGCGCTTTCGGCGGCTGTGGTTGTTGTTTTGGTGGATTTTTCTGTTGGCGAGGCTGCTGGCCTGTCTGCTTGGCGTATGCGTCAGTATCAGGATCTCGCGCATCATCAATACAGAACAATCCGTTCAACGCGTATTTACGCGCATAACTTGATGTCGCGCCAGTTAACTGGCTTGCGTCCATTCCCTTCTTGCTTTCTTCTTCCCTGGCGTAAGCAGTTACCGCAATTTCATCTTCGCCGTCGCTTAGTGTAGCCGTTGCTTTCACATAATAGCGATTGCCGATCAGGACAATTTCATCACTAACAGTCAGCGTGATATTTTGAAGCAGTGGTTTAACCGCCTCTAAAATATCCTCCGCCGACCTGTAATTATATCCACCAAAATTATTACGCTGATTTTTCGGCGCGTTCAGCGTTTGCTGAATCGTCCATAGCTTTTTATGTAACTCTGTTTTCACTATTTAATCTCCCGTGCTGTTAACACTATGTATAAGGCTTTATTCGCGGCGCTCCACATTTCGGCATCGTGAAGCATTTCCGCTACTGCCAGTTTGAATTGAAGCGCCTGAATAACCATAATGTCATCTCCGGACGTTTACATTTTGTATTAATGATAGCGGACTTTATCCAGGGGTTTTTCCCCTAAATGGCGTGGTTGCGTTGCGTGGTAGTAGCTGCCGCTTTCATTTTCCGTATACCATTTTACTGATCCTTTGCGACGTTCTTTAATGCTATTTGGTTTGCATCTTTCCTCGTTTGCAAATCGAATAGCTTTATCCACATTGTCTGTTTTATTGATTGCAGGTGATGATTTTCTTTCGTTTTCTCTTTTTATCCTTCTGCGTTCCCTGGCATTCATTTTGCTATCACATTTACCATATATAATTGTAACGCTCATAATCTGATCTCCGTATATCCTTGATGATACTTAATAAAAAATCATCTTCGTTAATTGCCGCACTTCCAGCGGCTGACCAGATTGTTAATGAGCGGCTTAACATCTTTCAACTAATCCCGCAATCATCGCCGTTCCCGGCGTGACCTTGCTCACTCCAAGCAAGCTGACTCGTCGCCTTGCGTGCGGTTTCGTGGGGGATGTAACGCTTTAAACACCCCATGCGCCTTGTTATCAGTGCCGCTTTCGGTCCCCCATCGGGGAGTTACTCCACGGTTGACAAGGTGTTAAGCCTGATTTTTAAAGTGCCAGGAAGTTGCTTTTGTTACCTGCGCCCTTCCTTTGATTCGCAATATACGCCCCGTAAAACACCGAGTCAATCCATTTTGTATACTTTTTTAAAATATTTTATATGCCATTGATATTTAAATAATAAATAACGTTTTCTGTTTACGTTTTGGTGTTTTCCAGGCAAAGAAAAGCCGCCATTCGGCGGCTAATGTTTATGGCAGGTTTACGATCTTCGCATCAACCACCACGCCTATAATTTTTGATTCTGGATTCATAGGGATTGGCGGATACAGCGGATTCAGCGAACGTAAAAGCCTTTGACCTCCATCAATAATCAACTGTTTAAACGTCGGTATCTGCCCTTCCTCAAGCTGGGCTATAACCAGTTTGCCGTCAATAGCTGGCGCGTGCGGGTCAACAAGTATCATCGTCCCCGCCGGGATGCTCAACCCCTGCGGCGCGTTCATTGATTCACCTTTGGCAACCAGCCAGTAACTATCATCTGAACAAATAACGCTAGTCGTAACGTGTGGTAATGCTGATCGCCTTGTGTCATCCATATTGTTTACTGTGTCCTTCCAGTCAATAACCGGGTAACTACCTAAATCACGCGGCGGTGCGGCCTGAAGTGTATTAGAAACAGAATCATCAATGACCATACCATCATGTGTAACAGTGAACTGCCGACGACCAAGCGCCCGCATAATCCGCGCAATATCTTCAAGATTTGGCTCGCGGCGACCGTTCAGCCAGTGTGACAGGCCGCCTTTAGTTATCCCCATGAGATCTGCGAGTGAATCCTGACTCATGCCCTGCGCCCGCATGAGCTGCTTTGCTAAGTCATACCATTTTGTTTTCATGTCGCTACCCTATAACCTCAAAAAGTTTGATGCAAGTCACAAAACGTGTATTTTAAGCCTTGATCTTAAAATTCCATTTTGTAAACTTGCAGACAAGGTAAGGCCATACTTGCAAAGACGCAAGGAAAAAGATAACGGAAGGCACAAAAAGGCACTTACCTTAAGCTCTTTAAAAATCCGGTGTCGCTGCGAAGCGAAAAACAAATATCACGCAACGGCGGGATCTGTTCAGCGGTCAGTCACTGCTATCTAATGCTAATGGGATGCCCGCCCGCGCGTTCACTCTAACCATAGGAGAAAAACAAGATGAGTATGCACATGATGAATGAAGCATGGAACGTAAAACTTAACAGCCCGATCCAAAAACTTGTCTTAATTGCGTTTGCAGAAAAGGCAGACAACAAAGGCCGCGCACATGCTTCACGCGAAGAGATCGCAAAAGTGTGCGAACTGCCACTGCATACTACTGTTGACGCATTAAATTCATTGATCCGCAAAGGATTCATTAAACGCGCTGACGAATACGGCGACATTTATGACATTGCATTGCCGGAGGAATGATCTATGAAGTGGTTTAAGCATGATAGCGATGCGAACCGCGATGAAAAACTTCAAAACGTTTTATTAGATTATGGCCTGGAAGGGTACGGGCTTTATTGGTATTGCCTAGAACTAATAACTTATGACGTAGATCAGCACAATCTAACTTTTGACCTACGACATGACGCAAGAATAATTGCGCGAAACGTCGGATCTACTGAAAAACGTATAGAAGAAATGATGAAATACTTCATCGAAATTGGTTTGTTTGAATGTTCTCAAGGCCACATAACTTGTTTAAAGTTATTGAAAAGGCTGGACCAATCAATGACTTCTAAAAGCGCTTACAGGGCCGCCATAAACACAGCGAAGGAGCAATTAAAATTAGAAAAGTTAATCAATCCAACACAAAAAGGTCATGATAGGGTCATGACCGGGTCAGGAAAGGGTCATGAATTAGAATTAGAATTAGAAGTAGAAAAAGAAAGAGAAAAAGATATATACACTTCGTGTATTGTCGAAAATGAACAAAAAATGGTCAATCAGGATGGCGCAAACGAAGCGGCGTTGCGTTGCCTGGCCTTCTACAACGACAAGGCAGGATGCAAATGTCGTGATGCGAAGCCATTCATCGAACTACTGACAGAAACAAAAACACGTAAAGCGTATACGGAGGATGAGATCACATTAGTGATTGAGTGGGCTTTAACGCAATGGCGTAGCCGTGGTGGAACACCTAAGCCTATAAACATTTGCCGGGTAACTAAATTTGATGGGTATCTGGCTGATGCTGAAAAATGGCGCAAACTGTCAGCCACTGCAAACGCTGCCGACGTAGTGGAGGCATTTAACAGCACGTTTGATGGCCTGTTGCCACCTGCCGAACTGGATCGGGATCTTGAACGCAAGATTTATGCGTTCACTGACTACCTGAAAGACAAAAGCATCAACGGCTTTGTCGCCTACTTTGAAACGTTCAAAAACACGGCTTCAGATTTTTACTTCGGCAATGGCTTCACAGCGACACTTGATTTCCTTCTTAAACCAAAAACGCTACGTGATACACGATGTGGCGCTCTTTGACCAACCACGATCCGCAAAAATCAAAAATTACCCACAAGACAACCTCACCAGCGAGCTAAATCGCATATGGTGCTACACTTGCTTACCTTTTTGCGATTAGCTCGTTAGAGAGCGATTCAGAGAGGATTTCAAAATGGACGGTAAACACGTTTTCGCCCTGGCTTTTGCCATCGCTGCGGCAATCGCTGTTAACGTGGTTTTGTTCGGCGGTTTGTTCCTTCTTGTCAATCCATAACCTTCATACCAGTCTGTAAATCAAAAATTAGCCACCTGATAGCGCCTCTGGCGCAATAAGACACTGCAACCTGTGCAAACGGGTTACGCGGTGGGATTTTTGCGTTGTAGCGCGTTTTACGGAGAAATTACAATGTCTGAGTTGATGTGTTTTAATTTTGATGACAATAAAATCACTGCTGTAATTTATGATGGTAAACCTGCTTTTGTTGCAATGGATGTGGCGCGTGCGCTTGGGTACGCTACGCCACAAAAAGCTATCAAAGATCACTGTAAGTCATTGATAAAAATAAAATGTTCTGAAATGGAACATTTGGGATTCACTCCAATCCCGCAAGGCGTAACGCTAATCCATGAATCAGATGTTTACCGCCTGGTGATGCGATCAAAAATAGAATCGGCTGAGCGCTTCCAGGATTGGGTGTGCGAGGATGTTCTCCCTGCTTTGCGTGAAAATGGACATTACGGTTTTAAACCAGCTTTGCCGGATTTCACTGACCCGGTCGCTGCGGCTCGCGCATGGGCTGATGAGGTGGAACAAAAACTATTAGCACAGAAAGAAGCTGAACGGCTGGCGCTGGAAAACAAGGAATTAGCGCCAAAAGCGGCTGTCTGTGATGCGATTGTAAGGAACAAACAGTATCGCAACGCAACACAGGTTGCCAGGCCTTTGGGTATGACTGCTACGCAACTCAACAAAAAACTCGAACAGGTTGACGTGTACGATACTCGAATTAAGCGCGGCGGGCGTATGTTCAAACAGTGGTTCGTAGATGAAGGCTATGGTGTGGTAAAATGTTCGGATGTTGGTTACGTACAATCACTATTTACTGCTAAAGGTCAGCTTTGGGTGTCTGAACTTTTTGCGTGTAAGTAGGTATACATTTTGTTAACTGGAGGGATTAACATTATGTCGCAAAGAAAAATCAGCGATGAGCAATTGATCGCTGAATACAACAACGGTTTAACGTACAAACAGATTGCTGAGAAGTACGGCATGTCTAAACGCAATGTCGAGCGCCTGGGCGCAAAACTGGCGAAACGTGGTTTATTATCAACACGCCGCGCGCCTGGTTTTGGCGTCAATGGCGAGTCGTTGCTAGTCGATAAAAACGGCAATGTGATCATGCGCTGGATTAAAACAGCCCGTGACCGCGACGAAATGGAACAGTTAATGGAAGCGGCCCGCGACGCTTTCATGGATGAAATACCACGCGCGGAGGCTGTGCCAGTGCCTGAAATTGATTTTCAAAAAAGCCTGGCCCTTTATCCGGTGTTTGATCTGCATATCGGGGCGCTTGCTCATAAAGCTGAATGCGGAGAGAGCTACGATACTGGGATCGCTGAGCGCGTGTTGAATGACTTCTTTGACTACGCCGTTGGCGCTGCTCCGATGTCTGAAAAAGCCGTTTTGCTTCTCGGTGGCGACCTGCTTCATTCTGACGGTATGGTCCCGGTGACGCCAATAAGCGGGCACATTCTTGATCAAGATAGTCGCTACGCAAAACTTGTTTATGTGGCGATCAGGTCTGTCCGGCGGGCGGTAGGTAAAATGTTGTTAAATCATAAGGATGTTGAAATCCAGGTGTTATCAGGCAATCACGATCAGTCAGGCATGATTTGGCTACGTGCGGCGCTGGCGGCTTTTTACGAAGATGAACCGCGCGTGACGGTTGATGTGTCACCTGCTATCGTCCACCACACACAGTACGGCAAAACATTCCTTGCTTACCACCACGGGCACACTATCAAAAAGCCGGAAAATTTATTGTCTGCTTGCGTAGCTGACTGGCGTGAGGATTTTGGCAAGTCTGCGGCGGTTTACGCTCATTGCGGGCACTGGCACCATCAACGGCTGATTGAATCATCGCTAGGCGTTGTTGAGTATCACGGCACATTAGCGGGTAAAGACGCTTATTCAACTAATGGCGGCTGGCGGTCGCGGCGTCTGGCGGCGGTGGTTATTTACAGCCCGGATCATGGGGAGATCGGGCGCTTTGTTTATTACCCTGAATTTTCCATTTTGTAAACCGGAGGCAATAACATAATGGTAACTGAACAAATAAACTCACTACGGCAGGAACGTGAGGCGTCAGTTATCGGCGGGCTGCTGTTGGGCGGCCTTACTCCTAACGCGCAAGATGTTCTCGCCACGCTTGATCCTGAAGTGTTCACGATCCCGCTCTATAAACGTGCGTTTGAAGTTATCCGGGCACAAGCCAGAAACAGAAATCTTATTGATGCATTGCTGGTCGGTGATGAGATTGGTAATGAAAATTTCGTACCGCTAATGCAAACGGCGCGATCGTGCCCGTCTGCTGCCAACCTGAAGGGATACGCACAGCTACTACGTGAAGAGCACCAGCGGCGGCAGATGTTGGAACTCATCGACGATATGCGCTACAAACTGGAAACGGGGACGCTTGAGGTCGTCAAAGAGACGATGAAAGATTTTGATTCCCGGTACTCAAAATTAAAGGTAACGAAAGATAAGATCATTCCGGTTCTGTTGCGCGATGCGGTACAGGAATATACGGATGTTTTAAGCAAGCGCATGGAATGCGGTGTCAATTCTGACAACATCAAAACAGGTATAGAACCACTCGACGAAATGTTGGGCGGCATTAACGCTACTGATTTGGTACTTCTCGCCGGACGCCCTGGGTCTGGTAAATCTGCGTTGGCGCTGACAATTGCCCGCGCTGCCGCTGAACGCCCTTACCCTGGCAGTAAAGATCAGCGGGTTGGCGTTTTGTTCTTCACTCTTGAAATGTCACTCGATCAGATGACTGAGCGAGCTATCGCTGGCGCTGGTAATTTATCAACTGACTGCCTGCGCAATCCGGTAAAACTTGATGATGAAGGGTGGGCGCATGTCGGCCAGGGTATGAGCGCACTTGCTAACCTTGATGTGTGGATCGTTGACGCGTCGCAGTTAACGGTTGAGGAAATACGCGCAACAACGGAACGCATGAAACAGGATCACCCAAATTTGGGTATGGTAATGATTGACTATATCGGCTTAATGCAGCTGGCTAAGGCCGAACGTCACGATCTCGCCGTTGGGCAATTGTCGTGGTCGTTAAAGATGATGGCGAAAGAATTGCGTGTACCAGTGTTGGCGCTGGCGCAACTGTCACGCCGCGTTGAGGAACGACCGAACAAGCGCCCTAACAATTCTGATCTTCGTGATTCTGGCAACCTTGAGCAAGATGCCGACAGGATCATCATGGTTTACCGCGATGGGTATTACGACGAACAGTCTGTTGCCCGCGAATATATGGAAATCATTGTGTCAAAAAACCGTCATGGTAAGTCTGGAACTGTTTACCAGCGGTTTGATGACAACGGTAATATCTTGCCATGCGACCAGGCTCGCGCAGCCGCCGCGTGTATTCAGTCAATGAATCATCGCACAAGCCGTTTTAACCAACGAAACAATCAGAATAACACATCTTTTTAATTAATCTGAGCAAACGGCTTACCGGAAAGTTTACCGCTTTCTGGTGGCTGTTATCGCGTTTTAAACGAGGCTAAAAATGAGCGCTGAAATTGAAACAAAAATTATCAATATCCTTGAACTTGATGGCATCGCAACAATGCACCAGTTACGCCAGAAAACAGGGTTATTGGCTTGGTATGATAAGGATGGAATCATGCCTGAGACAATTAAACACTTAATAAAAAACGGCATCGTCGAGCGCGTGTATACATGTTTTGGACGCCGCCGCCGCCTGCTGGGTTATCGCATTAAACAGTTATATGCTGAACGTCGTGAGCGTGTTGCGTCGTTATTTGGTGACTACAGCGTTAAAAAACGTATGCGCGACATTAGCGCTGAGACTGGTATCCCGTGGAATTATCTTTCTCGTACTCTTCGCCTAATGGTGATTGATGAAACACTTTGCGTTGATCCAAATAGGCACGGAGTTAACTTTTACTCACTGTTTAAACCTGGGCGATTCGGTCACGCTAATGATTTGGCGTTTGACTTTGACAGCCGCCTGAACGAATACCGGAAAAATAACGGCCTGCTACCTGATAAACCAGTGTTTGAGATTGAAAAACTTAACGGTGAAACGGGGTTGGAATTATGAGACGGGTAATTTTTTATTCAGTTGAAACGTTTATTGACGAATCTCACTTTAAATTCACACGCGATCCTTGCGGAACGATGGTTTATACGCCTCCACTAATGCGCAAGTATAAGCACGTAAAATTTAACCGTGCTTTTGTGCCGATTCGTTACGCTTTGCAGGCGTTGCGCGGTGAATTACGAAACACAATGCGTATTGTGTAAGGGGGAGATCATGAACAGGGAATTGGATTTGACCGTGGAAGACTTAAGCACGATTGCGGAATACATGCGCGGCGGCGATCCTGATAAGCCTGTTGTTGTTGATATGAGGTACTTAAAAAGCGCTTTTATGACAAGCTCGCGCCTAATTTCTTTGCGGGCGATCATGTATGCGCGGGCACAGTGGAAAAATAGTAACGGTGTATCATGAGGCAAATAAGATTTGAAATAGTAAACGACGCCGTAAAAGAAAACGCTATCAGGCAGATAAGAGAGATCCAGCCTGATAGCAAAAGCCCGCTGGTAATTACCATCCGTGAGAAGACACGCTCACTGAGTCAAAATGCGTTGCTTTGGGCGCTATTAACAGACGTTAGCGATCAGGTTAATTGGTACGGAAAAAAGCTGTCGCCGGAAGATTGGAAAGCGGTATTTACTGCCGGGCTTAAGAAATATGGCGTTGTCCCTAACCTGGATAAATCAGGTTTTGTTGTGCTGGGTACGTCAACCAGCCGGATGAGTAAGGCTGAATTTAGCGAATTAATCGAACTGATCTACTCGTTCGGCGCGGAACATGGTGTTCAGTGGTCTGGCGATACGAAGTTAAACGAGGAATTTATAAAACGCTGGGGGCAATAATGGTTCGTTACTACATGGCTAAACCTACAGGCATTTTGTATAAGATTGATGGCGAATATGTTTATTACTTTCACAATCAGGCGCGTGAGTGGCGATTATGTCACGCGCACTTTCAGCACGAAATAGAAAACCATCCTGAATATTTTATCAAAGTTGACAATGTAACGGTGGCGTAATTGAGGATAAGAAAATGAATAAACTTAAAGTAATTGGCGTGATTAGCCATCGTACTAACCCTGAGTGTTACCCATCGTTTGAGGTAACAACATGCCGCACAGAATATAATTTTGGATCATGCTATTTAATGGGCATTCGCGCTGACACTGGCGGCACTTATTCTGTTATGGCTGCAAGCTGGAAATTTGAAAAATACGATGATTTATCGAATAAGGATGATGACGGCATGAATAAAGAAAGTGAAGTTGTTGATGAATTAATCGAAGACGAACGCCGTGACTGCGAAACGAAACAAGAAAAAACGGAATGGAAGCCAGGAGAAAAGCCGCCGTGCGGCGTGTGGCTTGAATGTTATTATCCTGATGGTTATCTAGTTGGGATTGTAATGTTTAAATTTGTCGGTGATAAATTCGGTGTGTACACTGAAAAAGGCAGTAAACAGCAAGAACATACTATTGATTGGGGTTTTTGTAATTATTTTTTATATGTTGACCCGAAAGAAAAAGCACTTGCTGAAATCGCGTTTGCACTTGCTATCAAAGTTATGGGTGAAGACGCGGCAAAAGAGATTGACTTTAACCATGACAATGATTTTTCGTGCGATTATCGCAATATGGCGCAAGCTATTATTGATGGATGTATCGGACACGTTGAATACACGGGGAAAAGATAATGGATAAAACGGCAACAATTCTTCTTAGTCGCCCTGCCATCTGCCGTATGCTTGGGGGAATTAGCAGGGGAACGTTCTATTCATGGCGTAAAAAGTGGGAGGAAAACGGAACTCCATTCCCGGACCCTGTTGATGTGTTGGGGACCGGGAGGGGCGTCATGTACCGCTATCAGGATGTAATGCGGTTCTTTGATAAGATCGGATTAACGCCAGCCAGGGATAAGACGTAA